CTAGGGCGGCGGATCCGTGATGCCCGGCTCTATGCAGACCTCACGCAAGAAGAGCTCGCGCACCGGGCCGAGATCGATCGGTCCACGATCCAGCGCATCGAGGGCGGCCAGAACGATGCCAAATTCAGCCACCTCCTTCGCGTAGCTCGCGCGCTTAACGTCCCCACGCGCGATCTCCTCCCCTAGCTGTGCAGCCACGGCCCATCGACCGCGACACCCCTTACGGCAGAGCATGACGACTCCTGCCCTCCGGCAACAGTGGCTCAGGGCATCTATTTGGAATCAGACATTCCCCTGGCGTGTGTCCGTGGCGGAACGCACGCCCGATTCCTGCCAGCTTTGTCAGACCCGGGCCCTAGCCTTGGCTGCATGCCCGACCGCCCCAGAGAGACCCCGAGCCTCGAAGCCCTGAACGACGCCATCCGCTGCCTCTACGCGCGCGCCGGCGAACAGCGTCGCCCGCTGACGGCGGACGAGCAGCGGATCTACCAGGTGCTCGTGGCCGCGTGGACCGAGGCGGTACAGGACGACCAGGAACTCGCCGCTTAGGATCCGTGCCGTGCCGATCAAACTCTCTGACGAACTCATCCAGATCCAGCAGGCTGCTGTCGATGCCCAGCGGGAAGCCCAGGCCGGGCCGTACAGCGCCGAGGCGTGGACGCCCTGGCTCGAGGCCGCGACGGTCATCCAGGCCGCGATCACGGAGCACGCGAAGGCCACGGGCCAGTCGCGCTTCGACGTCGAAGCCGAGGTGAAGCTCGCCGTGCTCAACCCGGAGGGGTACGCGGAGAAGAAGCGCAAGGAAGCCGAGAAGGCGAAGAAGTAGGGCGCCGACAGCTACGGCCGCCACATGTCCTGATAGTCCGGGTGGTCGGCATAGGCCAGGGAGAGGCACTCGATCGCGGTCCGCAGGGAGCTGACGGACCCGACCATTCGGTCGTAGCTCACCATGCCGGGCCCAATGTCCTGGAACTCGGTTGCGGCTTCCTCGTAGGCGGTCACGATCCGCCGTTTGGCGTCGACGTCGGCCAGCACCCGCGCGGGATCGTGACGGGCGGCGTGCGCCTCTACGGCGTCCTGCAAGGCATCCGGTACGCCCTGCTCGGCCAGACGGCGACGCGTCTTGAGGCCGGGAAGCAGCAACACATCGGCGGCCGAGTCCCAGGAAGGCGCACCGCCCAGCTGCTGCGCCTGGAGAGCCAGTTCCTCGTCTTCGTCGAGGCGGGCGCGGAGGAACGCGATCAGGTCTTCCATGGAGTCTCCAGAGGGTGTCCCGCCCCGGTGCATCACGCCGGGGCGGGTCCGAGTGCCGCATCAGCCAGTAGACGCGGATGGATGGCCTCACTGTACGAGCAGCCGCTGACAGCCGGGGGCGATCCACAGGACTAGAATCGAACATGTGCCCGATGAGCCGACGTCGCCCGAGCTGGAGAAGCTGCGGTTCCTGTATCGCGTGCAGTGCTCCCAGCTCGCCCAGACCGAGCGCTGGATCGAAGCCGAGCTCGCGAAGGTACGGGAGCGTGCCTCCCGCCGGCCGCTGCCCGAAGGTCCCGCCTTCGTCCTCTCTTACCTGCGCGTCGGCGGCAAAGCGTCTGCGGACTCCGTGCACCTCGGCGACTGCCGCATGGCCAGCCACCACACGAAACCCCTCAGCCAGGAACAGGCCCGGCAGGCCATCACCAGCGGCGGCCTCCGCGCCTGTGAGATCTGCCGGCCCGACTCCGAGCTCGGGGTGCTCGAGTAGCTGACCCCGGTGCACCCTGGAGGCATGGGTGCTCCGATAGTCGTCCACCGTCCCAGCCCGACGGGCGGCCGCCGTGTCACCGCCGGCGGCGAGATCCTCGGCCTGGCCCATGACGACCACGATCTCGTCGAGTTCCTGCGCCGGGCCGGGCTGCCCGACGGCGAGCGGATCCTAGACGACCCAAGCTGGGTCGAGTGGCGGGGCGGGCGGGCGCACCAGTACCAGGCGGCGTGAAAGTCGCAGGCTGTTTCATTCGCAAGCCGAGGTGGCGGCAGTCTTCGGGTCAGGAACGGCGAAGAGCCCCCTCCCGTGGGAGGGGGCAAGGTGCTTCGGCCTCAGCGTCCGAGGTGCAAGGAAGCGGCCGGCTGCCAGGCCGCGCCGTCGGTTCGCTGTACGAGGTACACGTCGGGCCACTGCCTTCGGCTGTCATTCAGGATGGTCTCGGCGCGTCGCTGGGTGATCTGCCCCAGGGGCTCGATGTCTTCGAGGGACTTGGAGGCGAGGCCGTACTCGGTGGCGGTGATCTGACTCATCATGCCCTTCCTTGGAGTGTTGTTCCTGTCGACGGGTCAGGTGCGCGGCTTCAGTTTGATCAGGCGGACGGGCTGGCCGTCGAGGAAGAATCCGTCGATCTCGGCGTCGCTGGTGTCTTCGTCGTGCTCGCCGGTCTGCAGCAGGTCCAGGGTGATGTGGAAGGCGCGCAGCGCGTCCCGGATCCGCGTCGGCAGGGAGGGGTAGTCGGGGGTCTCCTCCGGATCTGCTGCAGGGATCAGCCGCGCTTCGCGCGGCGTGTCGATACCGCTCACCAACACGTCGGCGGCGAAAGCGAGCCCAGCCTCATCCAGGGCCTTTCGGGCCTTGTCCGCCAGAGCGACGGCAGACAGGTACTGGGTCACCTGGTCCCGGCTGAAGGCCGGTGCGACCGTGCGGGCGATCTCCTTGGCCGGTGTGCCGGCGCGGAACTCGCGTGCGATCGCGTCGACCAGCGCGCGCTTCTCGCCGAGGAAGTTGTCGAGTTCGGTCCTGATGTCCATGGATCCAACCTAGCACGCGGACTGAATTCAGGCCAGACGTAATTCAGTCCTTTTGCGTCCCGCCAGCGCATGCAGCACAGCAGAAGGCCCCCGCCGCGTAACGCGGCGGGGGCTCTGTCATTTCTCAGGGATCGGCTCGGGTGCCGGCTCGTCCGGCGGGGGTTCGGGCTGCGGCTCGAGTACGCCCAGGTCGACGAGGGCAGCCACGTCGCCGCCGGTCTCGTCGACCCTCAGGTAGACACGCCGCTCAGACAGCGGTTCGCTCATAGCAATCCAGTTCACACGTCGTGGTGGATGAACTCGCGGGCCCGCTCCGGCACGGGCGGTGCGGCCGGCGGCTCAAGGCCCGCAGCCCGCACCCATGTCGTCAGCCCGCGGACCCGCTCGATGAGATAGCTGATCGCGACACCGGCGCCCTCCAGGCGCTGGTCCTGCCGGTCGGAGCTCTGCTCCAGCTCGGCGATCCGCTTCTCCTGCCGGACGATCGCGGTCTCCATTCGGTCCGTGACGACAGTGAAGTCGTCGCGCCTTCGGTCGCCTCTCGTTCGGCGGGCCGCCCATCCGCCCCAGAAGGTCGCCACAGCTGAGGCGGCCCCCACCACGCCCCCGGACACTGCGGTCCACATCTCGGCGTTGCTCATGGGCTCACTCCAGATTCTTGGGGCGTGGAGGCTCGCGCCATCCCGCCACCACGATCACCGGCACTGCGGCTACCGCCCAGATCAGCGCCGTCACCCACCCCCTTGCGTTGTCTCCGAGAGGCCACCACGACACGAGGTACGCGAGCATCCAGGGAACGACGATGGCCAGCAAGGCGGGGAAGGCAAGCCAGTCCCGCCCTTCCGGCAGCGCAGACGACGCCACAGCGAGCAGGCCGGACACGATCCAGCAGCAAGCCCAGGCGTCGAGAGGCATCAGGTTGAGCAGCAGCCGGATGCCGCGGGTGTCCGGCAGAGGCTCGACGAGCTGCCCGAATCCGTACAGCGCCCACAGCGTCCCGAAGGAGGCGAGGAACGCGCCGCGGCGGCCGAGGATCCGGGACAGACGCCGGGCTACGCGGCGCGGCACCTACACCCCAGACAGCGGTCGGCTGCTGGCCGAGACCGGGCTGACCTGGCCGCGGGTGACGAGACCAAGCACCGCCAGCACCACCGCGTTCAGGGCGCCGACGGTCTCCGGGGCCACGTTGAAGTTGTAGGCCGCGAGCAGGGCGACGCCGGCGGCGACGAGACCGGTGAACGCCGACGGGGCGACCGGTCGGGTCACGGCCGCGGTCGCGGCTGCCAGGACGGCGGAGATGACGGCGACGATGGCGCCTGCCTGCTCGCCTGACAGGCCAACGTTGAAGGTGACGAGGAGGGAGAGGCCGGCCGAGACGGCGGCGACGACGAGCGCGGGCTCGCGTCCGAGAATGCTTCTCATGGGTGGGATCCGTTCTGGTCAGGAGTTGGTGGGGCCGGTGACGTCGACGGACACCTTCACGACGGCGTCCTTGATGGCCTTCTCGACCGCGGCCACGACGGTGGCGGTGTCGACGTCGTCACCGAGCTGGCCGGCAAGTGCCTTGATCGCGGCGGTCTGGGCGGCGACCTGGGCGGTGAGGTTGTTGAGCAGGCCCCATGCGTCGGTCTTGCCGGCGCCCTTGTACTGCCAGCCCATGTAGGGCACGAGGACCTTGTATACCTCGGCGAGCTGCTTCGCCTGCGTGGCGTCCATGTCGGGGACCTCCTGGGGTGGTGTGCCGCCCTTGGCGACAGCGAGGATGCGGGCGAACGGCAGGGCGCCGGGGTCGCCGTGGTCGTTCTCGGGGACGTGTTGGTGGCCGCACCAGCCCTTGAAGCTGGTCCACTCGGCGAAGCTCATCCGGACGCGGCTGTTGCCGTAGCTGGCCGGGTACGCCATCCACTCGGCCCGGCCCGTTAGCGGGATGCCGTGCTGCTGGTTGAGCCACCGCATCAGGGCGGCTACGTCACGCACGGCCCAATCGGGCGGCTCCGGCCAGTAGATGTGGGCGATGCCCTGCCGCGTCCACTTCGAGTGGGTGGCTGGGTCGCAGGTGCCGACGAGCTCCCACTGGAACACGTTTGCCGTGTTGGTCTGCACGCCGCCGGGCTTGTTGACGAGGGCGCGTGCGGACTCGTCGACGTCGAAGTGCTGGTGGTGGACGAGCCGCTTGTTCTTGAAGTCAGGCACCGAGGTGACCGTGGGCGCCGACGCGCCGTCCTGGTAGTCGTAGAGGGTCGGGCCCTCGGTGGTGTGAATGACGCCGCAGTTGACCTCCATGTCGGACCCGCTGTACCGGCCCGTGCCGAAGAAGAGGTCGAAGACGGCGCCGGGAATGCGCTGCGGCCCGGTCATGGCCATGTGGGCTCCAGGGATGACGAAAGCCCCGGCCTGAACGGCGCGGGGCGGACGAGGTGCGGACTGTTCGAGCTACTGGGGCGGCGGGCCCGTGACGGGGAGCTCGCTGCTCACGGACTCGTGGCGGATGATGCTCGTGATGTCGGTCCCGAGGCGTGTGGACAGGGCCCGCGCGAAGGCGCCGACCTCTTCGACGACGGCCTCGGCGTCGATGTCGCCGCGGGTCGGGACGCCGATGACGACGGGCACGCCGCCGGTGAGTTCCGACCAGAGGTTGATCTTGTAGACGATGCCGTCCGGGTCGAGTCCGGGGAATCGGATCACGTGAGGTCTCCTGTCAGGTGAGGGAGTATCGGACGTTGTCGAGGGATGCCCACGAGGCGGCCGTGCCGGTCGATGTCGGAATGACCAGCTGGACGTCGCCGTCGGGGGTTACCTCGATGCGGCAGTAGACGTCGGCGGCGAGCTCTGTCGCGCAAGTGAAGTAGCGGTAGGCCGGGGGGTGTACAGCCGCCGGCAGGTTGATGATGGTGAGCGCGACACCCTTGGTGAACGGGGTGCCGTCGCTCTTCTCGAAGTTGCCGCGCATCTCGGCCGCGCCGTTGACGACTCGGTAGGCCGGGCTGCCGAATCGGGCCACGAACCCGGAGGCGAACTCAATCGGGATCCACGGGCCAGGCGACAGCGCCTGCCAGGTGCCGTCTGCCATCCGGCCCTCGTACCGGTCCTCGGTTGCCAGGTAGGTGACCATGCCGGCGACCGGGGCAGCCGCTCCTGTGAGCGCCGCTGTCCGGGCCGACGCGGAGGTGAACCGCATGACGGTCCGCGGTGCGACGGCGTCGGCAATGCCCGCCGCGAGGGCCTGGGCGTTCGGGGCATCCGTGAGGGCCGCGATGCTGATGGACTGCCCATACGGGTCCGTTGTGGACATGGAGAGCTCCCGTCAGGCGATCTTGTAGGTGAAGCCGAAGCTGGCGTAGTCGCCGTTGGCCCAGGTGAAGGGTGTCGTGGCGCGCCATTCGGTGGCCGCGCTGCCAGTAGCCGTGGTGGGGCTGATCCCGACCACGTAGTTGGTGCCGCTGCTGATGCGGCAGATGCCCGAGTAGTAGGCGAGCCCTGCGTCGCTGCACATCGCCGACCCGGCCCAGAACATGTTGGCGCTCGGCAGGCTCGCGGCTGTGACGGGTAGGCCCCAGCGCAGGCCTCCCGACCCGAACGTCGTGGTGCTGCCAGCAACGAAGGAGATCCGGCCCCGGCATTCGTCGCCGTCGAGGGTGTACTCGGCGTCCAGGAGTCCGTTGCCGAGCGCGGCGCCGCCACCCGACGCGGCGTAGGTCGGCGTGTAGGGGATCCATGCAGAGCCTGACCCGGAGGCGAACCGGCCCCAGCACGCCCAGCCGCCGGCCTGCGAGACGGTGATGACCACGACGTCACCTGCCTTGGCGCCCACGTAGGGCTCCATACGGCGGGCGATGATCCCATCGGTGGTCGTGACGGTGCCGTCCGAGCCGACCGTGGCGACGACGGCGTGGCGCCAGTCCGCACCCCGGATGCCGGAGTCTGCTGCCGCGGCCCTCTTGCTCTCCGCCGTCAACGCCTCGACGAGGCTGACCCCGAGCGATGTCATGCGCCCTCCTTCGCGGAGACGGTCTGCACCGTGAAGGAGCCGCCAGCGGTGAGCGGCACCGTGAACGATGCGACCTGGTGCAGCTCCCGTGTTCCGTCCGGATAGACCACGCGGAGGACGTCGCCGGGGGCCAGGGCGGGGTTCGGCAGGGTGGAGAAGTCGGCCCTCGCGTTCGGCGCCTTCGCACCCCGCAGCAGCACGGTGGCCGCCTGGGTGCAGGCGCCGGTGGTCGTCAGGGTCGTTGAGCTGTGAAACGTGGGCCGCCTGCCGAACGGCCCGCCCCAGTAGGTGCTCGAGGTGGGGTCGGAATCGGTGACGAGCGCGGACACCGGGGCCGCGCCGGTCTCAGTGGACTCGCCGCGGGCGTGGACGGCGTTGAAGACGCCCTCGGCGGAAGTGCCGCGGACCGCCGAGATGTACACGCCGCCCTCCCCGCCGGCGACGGTCCACACAGGCGTGACGGTGGTGATGTCGGGCAGCTCCCGGATCACGAACTGGCCGTCCGCGTCGCAGTACACCTGGGCGCCCAGGACAGCCGCGATCTCCTGGGCGGCAACCCACGGGTCGTCGCCGACGTCCCACGTGCGAGCCCCGATCGCGGCGTCGGCGACCATGCTGACGACTGCAGCATCAGGGAGGCTCCGCAGGACGAGAGCAGTGATCGCCGCCACCGCAGTACCAGCTGCCCGATACGGGGTCGTGAACTTGTCGTCAGAGACGACGCATTCCAGGCTCTTGCCCCCGAGGGACACCGGTCCGACGTCGACGTCGCCCTCGACCTCGTCGATGCGGAACACGCCGAGCGGCACCAGCTCGGACGAGCCGTCGGAGTAGCGCACGCCGCGGCTGATCCGCAGCCGGGCCCCGTTGGCCAGGATCTCGTCCAGCGGGCTGCGCGGGATCAGCCCCAGATCGGTGGCGCCGACCGAGCAGGTGCGGCGGCACACCGACCGCTGGTCGACCGTGACTGATCCGCCCTCGTGTTCCAGCAGCTCGGCACTGCCATCAGTACGCAGGAGGACGACCTCCGTCACCGGCACATGGTCGCCGGCGAGGGTGGCCAGGAAGCGATCAGAGACCGGATACACGTCACCCCCCGATCGGACGGTTGAGGAAGACGTCCTCCCACGTGGCGTACCGGTTCAGAACGTCCTCCCACGTGGCGTTCTCGGTGAGGACGTCCTGCCAGGTACGGCCCGCCGACCCGGCGACGCCGACCGTGGTCGGCATGTCGGCCTCCCGCAGCGGCAGCTGCCACTCTCGCCACGGCTCCGGCGCGTAGGACGTGACCCGCGCCTCGTCGACCTGGCCCACGTTGACGTACATGTCGGAGACGCCCATCCCCGGCATGGCCTGCCACAGGAGGACGTTGCCGGAGTCGAGGAGCCAGTGCAGGGCTCCACGTTCCTCGTCGGTGCGCGTCCAGAGGGCAAGGCCGCCCTCGAGTCCGCCCCGGACGTCGGACAGGACGACGCTGTTACGCCGGCCCCTGACGCGGTACTCCGCTTGGGCGATCGGGCGCTGCCAGTTGGGGCCCTGCTTCACCAGGACTCGCAGATTTCGCTGCGGGTTACCGGGGTCCTTCAGCCAGCACTCGTTACGGTCGGCGAGACTGATCGTCACCGTGTCGCTTGTGCGATGGCTTGCCAACGTTGCTCCCGGAGCAAGCATCTCCGCGTAGTAGTAGACCGGTATGCCCAGTGGCGCCTCGTAGTCCTCGATCACCATGGAGCTGGAGGTCACCGTCGTACCGCTGATGAGCCCTGCGGTGCCGCGCACGTGCGTTCTGCGGCCGTCCGGAGTGACGCGCCACAGGCTGACGGCGTCGCCGAGGTTCAGCTCTCGGAGCGTGATCCTGACCGATCCGGTGGCATCGTCCGGTTCGACCTCGAATGCCGGCAAGACGGGCCAGATCGCTGCAACATCGACCCGCAGAACGGAGGATGGCGCCGTCGCTACGAGGGTCCATTCGAATGCGACCTGCGTGGCCCCTACGGGCCGGACGAAGTCGTTGGAGAGTTTCCACCAGCCCGGTGTCGGCGCAGCACCCGCAAGGCCCGTAGTCAGGCCGAGGCTGGCATTGGCTGCGTCGTACCAGCGCAGTCCGCGTGTCAGGGTCCACCCGCCAGCGGTGACTGTCGCCGTGAGAGAGGACCGGAAGTTCACCTCTCCGTCAGGGAGGGGGTACCGACCGGACCGGATCACGGATGTGGTCGCGGTCGACGACGTGATCGTCATCGCGTAGAAGGCGTCGATCGAAGGCGCCCACGGAGAGGTGCGGCCCAGAGTGGCCACGCCAGAAACGACCGTCCAGGTCCCCACTCCCGCCTCGAAGCTTGTGTCGGAGTAAGGGACAACGGAGTCCGTCACCAGGACGGGAGCGACGGTAATGGCCGAGGTGTCGGTGCGCAGCACCTGCCCCGCGGTGGCGCCCGTCAGCCCGAAGGCGACCGACGCATAGACGGCCGTGGGCGGCGCCACGTCGGAGACAGACTGCATGTAGTAGTTCGTGCCCGGCGCAGCCAGATTCGCCCGAGTGGCCTGGATCTGGGAGTGCGCCGCGTCGTAGAACCGGAGCTCGATCCAGGCGGTGGACCCGCTGGTCGGCGGATTCAGGTGCGAGGAAGCCAGATACTCCTGGCCGGGCGTGACCAGCGCCTGCTCAGTACACCTGAACGACGCGTCGCCGTTGGCGGTAACGGTCATCGTCGCGACTGCCCCGCCGCCGACATAGTTGATCGTCGGCCAGGAAACGGGCGGCATGGTCCGGGCGATCGAGCAGTTCGTCGCCGCGACATAAGGCCAGTTGGTCGCCAGCTCGTGGCCTTCTGCGCCGTGCGTCAGCAGGTTGCCGCCGGTCCGGATCGGGAGGCCGAAGTACACGTTCTCCAGATACGAGGACACGGCGCCGGCGGCGGGCGTCGAGGAGAACAGCACCTGCGCCATGGTGGCGTCGGTCGGAGCCGTGGCGGTGACCGCGATCCGGTGCCACGACGCCGACGCCGAGGACGTCGTCATCGACCAGCTGACGCTGATCTCCACGTTCGAGGCGGTCATCCACCGGATGCCGATGCGCTCCGGAACGGTGCCGCCCGCCGCGTCCGCGAACACCTCGTAGTCGTTGCCCGCGACCACCGCATACGAAGAGACCGTGCGGCACTGCATCTCCCCAGCCGCCACCGACTTCATGGTCAGGCAGCCGTCACCAACCCGGCCGCCGGTGCCCATGAGCAGCGTGCAGTTCGTCTTCGGAGTCCAGCCGGTGATGGCCGGATCCATCGACGATGTCGACTCGCTGAGGAAGTTGCCGGGGATCGCCATGCTCTACCCCTTCCTGCCTGCGCGTGCTGCGGCGATCGCGGGCATCAGCGTGTTCGAGACCTGCAGGTTCGCCCGGTCGTCGACGTAGGCGGTGAACTCGTGGCCGTCGACGACGAGAGCAAGGGCGTCGCCCGGCTGCAGCCCGCCCGGCCCCTGGCTTGCCGCCCTGGTGAGGGCGTTGGCCTGCGCCATGGTGAAGACGGGCTCGGGCCGGCCGGTGCCGTTGTAGGCGAGGTTCAGGCCCGGCTGCAGGTAGCCGCCGCTGTCGAATGTGCCCTGGTAGGCGTAGTGGTGGGTGAACAGCTTGTCGTTCCAGGCCCTGGCCCCCTTCCCGATGACGACCCCGTCGCCTCCGCGGGACTCGACGTTGACGCCGTTGATCGTTCCTGCGGTGTGGCCGACGCCGGCGTTCGTGATGCCGATGCGGTAGGGGCTGCGGCCGTTCAGGACCCATCCGGGCGGGGCTGTCTTGCCGGAGAAGGCGCCTGTGGCCCATCGGCGGTGAGGGGTCTGGCCGCGGATCACGGACTCGATGGCGGAGACGAGGCCTGAGCAGTCCCAGCTGGGGTTGCCGTTGCCGCCCCACTGGTAGGGCAGGCCTGCCTGGGTCCGAGCCCAGGACAGGCCGCGAGTAAACCCGCCGCCGCCGATACCGGCCGCCTCGAGCCGCTCGTCGGCCTCCCCGGAGAATCCCACGATCGTCTTCACGATCTTGCGGGGGATGCCGGTGACCATGTCGCGGTACAGCGACGCCGATCCGGAGATCCGCTTGATCAGCGGTTCCACCACACTGTTCAGGCCTGCGGTTGCGGACGCCTTGACGCCGTCCTTCAGCCATGACGCGCCCGTCTGGGCGAGGTCGACCACCTTGGACGTGGCGTCGCCTACCCAGTCGAAGATGCCGCCGCGGGCGAACCCCTGGTACTGGTCCAGCGGCTTCCCGGCCATCGCCGCACGGTTGACGGCGTGGAGTCGGGCCCGTTCGTAGGGGTCCCGCATGGCCTCCGAGACGTAGACGCCTTCGCCGCGGCGCATCGGTACGAGCTGGTCGTCGCCCTGCCGGAATGAGGACTGTCCGGGGAGGATGCCGCCACGTGCCCAGCCCTTGGTTTCCATCTTCTCGATCGCGGGGGCGCCGAACGCCTTCGCGATCAAGTTCCAGGTCGGCACGATGCCCGCGTTGTAGATTTTGTCGATGATGAAGCGGACGGGCTTCTTCGCTATGTCAGCGATCTTCGACCAGGCCTGGTCGATGAAGCCGCGGGCGGAGTCGAAGCTCTTCCCGACGGATTCGATGCCCGTCTTGATGTTGGCGAAGGCGGGCTTGAGGGCTCTCTGCCAGAGCCAGTTGGCCTTGTCGCCGATCCAGCCGAGCACGGGCTGCAGGGCGTTGCCCCACACCCACTTCGCCACCTCGCCGAGCTGCTTGAAGCCCCTCTTGAAGTGCTCGAAGACAGGCTTAGCCACGTTCTCCCACAGCCACCTCAGCGCCGCGGCAATCGCCTGGAAGACAGGCTTCAGGATCGTCTGCCACAGCCATGTGGCGTCCTTCGCGATGCCCTTGAAGGCGGGCGCCAAGACGTTGTTCCACAGCCACTCGGCAACCGCGGCCAGAGCCTTGAAGGCGAGCACCAAGGGCGCGATGAGGATCGTCAGGACGACGGTGGCGAGGATCGCGGCCGCGTCGGCGATGAACGTGAAGACGGGCTTGAGGATCGTCTGCCACAGCCACACCGCAGCTGCCGCGACCACCTTGAACGCGACCACCAGAGCCGCGAACACCGGCTTGAGGACGTTCTCCCACGCCCACTTCGCAGCGACCTGGATGCCTGCCCACACTGCCTGAACGGTGTCCCGGAACCAACCGAAGTGCTTGTAGGCGTAGACGACCGCGGCGACGAGGGCCACGATCCCGATGATGATCAACGTGATGGGGTTGGCCGCCAACACGAGATTGAACGCGATCATCGCGAGCGTCCACAGCTTCGTCACCACCCACGCCGCGTACATCAGCTGGATCAGCCACGGGAGCGTCTCGGCGATGCTTGCCAGCGCCGAAGCCACCGCACCCAGCGCGGTGAGGACCGGCCCGGACAGCGGCGCAGCAGCCTTCGCGATCTGGTAGAGAGCCGAGCCGATGTCGCCCAGGACCCCAGCAAGGATCGGCCCCTGCTTGGAGGCGTAGGCGAGGAAGCGCTCAAACTTCTCCGAGCCCTTCAGGCCAGTGCCCCAGGTCGCGAACCTGCCTGTGATGTCCTGCATCCGCTGGCTGATGGAGTCCATGTGCGGCAGAAATGCCTGGACGATGCCGGCCGCGCCCTTGAAGATCCGGCCGAAGCCGACTCCGAACCCGATGAGAGCCGGGTACACCGAGCCGGCCAGGTCCTTCTTGAACTGCAGCCACCAAGGCGACTTGAAGCCTCGAGAGACCCGGTCCTGCAGGTCTCCGATGGCCCGCGCCGCGGCCATGACGAACGGCGTGAGCCCCGGCAGGCTGTTCTTCAGGCCCTCAAGGGCACGGGTGAAGATGGGCATGACCTGCGGCTGCAGCGCTGTCGACCATGCCTTGAACATCGTCCGCAGGGACTGGAAGGCGTCGAACGTTGCCCGCGCCGACGGAGACAGCTTGTCGAGGGCCGCCTGGTATTTCGCCTGCGCCAGGGCAGCCTGATCTATGCCTCCGGCCGCCGAGAGCGACGCGGAGGCGATCTGGCGCTGGGCGGAAGCCACTGCCTCAGCAGCGGACTGCTGCGCCTGGGCCACATTCGCCGTTGCTTCGCCGACCCGCTCCTGGGCTTGAGCGATCTGCCGGGCAGTCTCGACCTGCGTCCGAGCGGCCTCGATCTGCGCGTCCCGTACCGCGCGCGACTTGTCGGCCACTTCCTGCTGAGCGTCAGCGAGTCGCTCCTGCGCTGAGCGAACCGTGTCCGACCCCTCGATGCCCGCCCGGTTCGCCTCCGTGGTCTCCTGCTTGAGCCGCTTGGTCTCGGTGGACTGCTCCTTGAGGCGCTGCACAGCCTGGTCGTAGGCGAGCTGGGCACGGTCCTTGTCGATCTGCGACGCGCTGGCGTCCCGCATGGTGGCGTTGAGCTCGGCCTGAGCCTCCTTCACGCCAAGCACAGCGTCCCTCTGGGACAGCTCGGCTCCTGCCAGGCGGGAGTTCAAATCCTCGAGCTCCTGCGCCGCCTCCCGACGGGCATCCGTGAGGTCTTCCTGCGCGCGCTTGGCGTCCTTCTGGGAGCGGGCCAGGGACCGCTCGGCGTCCTCGATTGCGCGAGCCGCCTGAGCGTTCCGTTCTGCGGCCTGCACGACCGCATCCGCAGCCGCGACGCGAGCCTGCCGGACCTGCTGCTGTGCCTGCGCCACCTGGCGTGCGCCGTTTCGCTCAGCCGCCGCCAGTGCCTGCTGCGCGCCGGCCATCTGCAGCACCTGAGCCGCGCCTTGACTGGCCGCCTGGGCGCCCTTGAGCGACGAGGCAGTCGCAGCGTCTTGGGCGGCCTTCTGAGCCTGCAGGGCGCCTGCTATGCCGACGAAGGCCGGGATTGCGACGGCAGCTAGCGCGCCCACGCCGACGCCCGCCGCGATGGCAGCCGAGCCGATCGCCCCGATACCTGCAGCGAGAACGGGGATCGCGGGAAGCGCCGCGAGACCGCCGATCGCCACAGCGAGGTGGAGGACCGCTGACGTCGCGCCGGCCGTGTCGACGTCGATGCGTGCCCGCTTCCCGTCGACGGCGTCGATGGCCGCATGGACGGCGCCGAGCTCGGCCAGAGCCCTTGCCGTATCCGCCCGGACCTGTACGTTCGGGTGGCTGGCGCCGAGACGGGTCAGCTCCGCCTCGATGAGGCGGATTTCGGCGCGAGCGTCAGTGGCCTCGATGTCGATGCCGATGCGCTGGTTGGCCAGCGTCTCCATACGGAAGCGCAGGGCCTGAAGGTCGGAGTCCGCCTCAGACGTATCGGCGTCGATCGTGAGCCGGGGAAGCGCCCTGAAGGCGGCCTCCAGGCGGGTCCTGAGAGCCCTGGAGAACGCCCCGGCTGTCTCGTCGCCCTGGCGGGTGGCGGCAGGCCGCGCGGTGCGTCCCGCCTGGTTGACGCCGTCGCGGACCGAATCCCGCAGCGACGCGGTGAGGCGGGTAGCGATCTGCTGCCCGATCTCCTCCCCGATCCGCAGGCCGACGTCACCGACCTGCCGCTGCATGGCCGGCCCGAAGCTTCGCCCCGCCGCTGCACCGGCATCCTCGCCAGCTCGGGTGGCTGCCGGCACAAGACCTGCCCGCAGTTGGGCGTAGATGCCGCGAGTGTTCGGGACGACATCAACCTCGACGGAGCCGACCTGGATCGCCATCGGGAGGCCTCCCCTCAGCGCGTCAGGCCGCGCCTCCGTTGATGAGCGAGAACAACCGGTCCGCGTTGGACTGCGTGAGCCGCGCCGTCTTGGCCTTCTTCGGGGCGGCCCCGGGGCGTCGCAGGGGCTCCGGACGAGCCGGCCATGCCGCCTTCTTCTCCGTGTTCACGCAGATCAGGACGTGCTCGATTCGCCGCAGCGCGTCGTAGCAGGACGCGAGCAGCTGCTGGTCCTGCGACCAGCGGCCCTTCTCTGGCTGCCCCTCGTCCGCCTGTGCCTCAAGCTCTTCCGGCGTGAGGGCGTTGCGTAGCGCGGTCATCGTCGACGACTCCGGAGGCAAGTGCTGGATCAGCACCCGCAGCCGGCGGGAGGTCATCTCGCCCCGCCACCAGGCGTCGATCTGGTCGGAGTCGCGGGGGTAGTAGCGGGCCAGGTCGGCCTCTACTTCCTCCGCGTGCGCCTCGACGATGCCGACGGTCCACTGGACTTTCCCATCGTCTCGCCCGACGCCTCGCCAGCCGCGTTGGCGAACTCGCCGACCTCGTCGTTGGTGGGATCGAGGTCCAGGTACATCTCGTAGGAATCGGGGCTCAGCACGTCCTCCATGAAGCCGTCGATGTCGCCGGCCCGCAGCTTGCGCATGGTGGACTGGCGCCAGGCTCCGCCCGGGACGACCTCGACGTCCTTGCCGGCGAGTTGAGTGGTGATGAAGTGCCCCTCGGCTTCGGCTTCCTGAGCCGTGGCAGGCGTGGTGCTCTGTGCGGTCATGGCGCGGACCTCCTAGGTTGATGGCGCGGGCGAAGTGCAGGTGGACGGGCCGGGCCCGCGCCGACGGTTGACGGCCCGTCCACCCGATCAGGAACCCGTGTAGGCGGGGGTCGCCGGGACGCGGTCGGCGTGGTAGACCGTGTTCCCGGACTCGTCCGGGTAGGACGTGATCGTCCACTGGAAGCCGGCGACCTCGTCCTGCTTGTGAGTGACGTCCGACCTCTCGGTGATCTCGCCCTGCGGGATGTAGAAGCCGCGCTGCAGCTCACCGTCCAGGACGACGAACCAGAAGGCTCGGCGGTCCGGCACCGGCGACGCGGTCTCGGCGAACGTCGTCAGGCCCGACGCCGGCTCCAGCTCCTCGACCGGGATGCGGTACTGCAGGGACTGCACCGTGGTCCGTCCTGTCTCCCAGGCGGTCACAGCGAACGTCCTGATGGAGCTGGTGATCGTCGTCCGGATCGGCGACGTGTACCCCCACGGCGTGAACGACTGGGAGTCCTCCTCGAAGCCCTGGACGAGGCCATCGTCGGACAGGGCGCCGAGCGGGAGCCAGGGGGCGAGCGGCTGGACCTGCGGGTCGCCGGGCGATGCGGTGCCGAGCGGCGCGACCCAGCCGCCTCCGTTGGCGCCGACCTCGAGCAGGTCCGCGGCGCGGGTGATGTTGACCATGACGTCTCCAGACGTGAGGAAGCCCGCGCACGGGCGGGAGCTGATGGGTCCGGCGCGGGCCCAGGCCGGTCAGGAGACCGGGTGACTGTAGATTTCGTAGGTGGCGCCCACTCGGCGCAGAGCCGTGTTCTCGTAGGGGCGGACTGCCGGCGGAGGTGACGAGGTGACCCGGCCGAAGACGGCAGCGGCGGTGACGCTGCCGGGCAGGTCCGTAAGCAGCCAGCCCCGGACCTGGGCGGCCAGAGCGATGGCCGCGGCCCGAGTCGAGTGGTAGACGTCGACGTCAACCAAGGCTCTGTCGAGCCGGATGCCGTCGTCACCGCCAGCAGGCAGCCGCTGGACCTGGATCGTGGGGAGTTCGCCAAGGAGACGGTTGTCGACCTCGTCGCGGACGACGACATCCGGCCCGGTTCGGGCCTGGAGCCACTGGATGAGCTCAAGCTCGATGTCGACGCTCCCGACCGCCGCCATCAGCGGCCGCCTGCCTGAGCGGCGCGCAGAAGGACGTGGTGGGCGCGGACACGTTCCGTGCCGTACTCGACGTGCGCCCCGTGGGGAGCCGTGTTGCCCACGACCGCGACAGCTCGATCCCGTCGCCGGCCACCGCGGCGTACCGGCTGCACGAAAAAGCTGTCCTTGTACAGGCCGCGGTGCGGATCCTCTGGGCCGCCGACAGGCGCGATAGCCTCCGCGACTCCCTTGATGACCTCAGCGCGGCGGACCATCTCAGCGAGCACCAGGTCGCTGCGCAGGAGCTGCCCCACTCCCCGCCTGGACATCCTGAAACGAGCTGCGGCCACGGCAGCCTCCTTGTCTCGGTTGGCTATCCGGTGACGCGGTCTGCCGCGAACTGCACAGGCCCCGCGGTGCCGGTGAACACCGAGCGTCCCCAGTCGCCCGGCTCGCCCGTGATCTCGCACGTCTCGCCGCGGATCCTGACCTGGTCGGTGGTCAGCCAGTTCGTGCCGGGCGGGGCGTACACCGTCCAGCCGACGATCACCGTGTCCCGGGCCTGCTGTTCGTCGCCGCCGACCTGAGGAGCCGCCTGGCGGGGAGTCACCACACACCCCAGGACCAGGGTCTCGACGAGAGGGCCTGGGATCGGCTGGCCTCGAGGATCACGGCCTGGCGAGGGCCCGCGCCGTAGACGTACCACGGTCTCGCCGAACGGGTACGGGCCGGGCATCAGCGGTACCCCCAGCCTGGTTCGTAAGGCTCACCCGGAACTCGCCCGTCGATCACCGGCCACGTAGGCGACGCTGTCGCCTCGTCGGGAGTCGGGTCGACCGTGAAGGCCCCGCCCCTACCGGCCAAAGCCTTCAGAGCCGCCTTGTCCGCCTTCGTGAGGTACAAGCCGCCAGACCCGGCCGGGCGCTGCACAGACTGCGGCCCGATCGTCTCGTAGGTGACCTGCTGCGGGTTGATGTAGGCACGGCCGGCGACCGAGAGGACTACTGCCGTGGCCTGATCGGGAAGCGGCTTCACCACCGACTCGGCCAGTGCGACAGCCTGCTTGATCAGCAGGTCAGCCCGCTCGCCGTCGATCTCCGCCAGGCCCAGATAGAGGCCCAGCTCCTCAGCCGTCGGGGGTACGAAAGTCACCGCCGCCTCCTTACTGGGCTTCTACTGAGACGGCACGGGCTCTCGCCCGTGCTGCGACCTTGTTCTGTCGCTTGCACGTCCGGCACTGACGGCCGCGGCCGTCAGGCTCCAGGTATGTGTTCTCGGTGTCGTATGGGTGCCCTTTGGGGCAGTGCGTCTTGTCTCGGTTGTAGACCTCGGCTGGCCTGCCCAGCTTCTTCTCCCTGTACCTCTTGAAGGAGGCACGGCGGCAGGCCTTGCACTGCCTACTCCCCGCCTTGTTGAACGAGGTGTTCTCCGGCGTCATCTCGTGCCCGTGCTTGCACCTTCCAGTGCGGTAGCTGAGGCCGGGCGGGCTGTCGCTGCGCAACACGTTCTCTCGCGGAGTTACCGGTTCGAGGTGCTCCGGATTGACGCACTGACGAATCCGACACAGATGATCGATCTGCATGCCAGCGGGTATGGGGCCCACCCAGTACTCGTAGGCCCATCTGTGAGCGGGAACCTTGCGGATCCCGTCCCAAAAGTTTCCGTACCCATTAGAGAGCACCCCGGCCCACACCCAGTGGCCATTGGGGGACTTGCCGACCTGCTCTTCGAACCGTTCGAGAGGATCACGTCTGACGTTGGATGCCATGCTCCATTCTATCGCCTAGCCAGACTCTCTACGGCGTCAACCCAGGCGGATAGATCGGCAGTTGGGTCGAGCTCCGCCGAGCGGGCCTTAGCCCGTTTAGACACCAGCCGGTACTCCGCAGGATCCGACAGGAGCTTCCGGATCACCGACTCGTACCCCTCGGCATCGTGAAGATCGACGAACACGCCAGCCTCGCCCAGGGACTCACACAATCCAGGCGTCGGGTGGGCCACCACGGGCAAACCGCTCGCGAGCGCCTCCACGCCTGCCCTACCCCACGACTCATACGAGGACGGCATCAGCAGCACCTTCGTGCGGCTGTACACCTTCTCCCGCATGTCGTGGCCGCACATGTGGCTGATCACTTCGACGTTCGGCAGGTCGGGAACGATCTGCTCGCCGTAGGCGCCGGTCACCGCGAGAAACTCGACGTCCGGCATCCGGCGTGCGAGCTCCCCGAAGAGCCGACCGCCCTTCTCCTCGTTCAGGTTGATGAGCGTCACCTTGGAGCCTGGCTTCGTCCGGTACTCCTCGGCGAAGACCGGCGGCCTGACGATGACTTCGCTGCCCGGCCGGATTCCCTTCGGGTACTCGGCGAAGAACAGCTCGGCTTCGCGCTTCATCCAGTTCGAGTTGTAGACGGCCAGGTCACAGCCGCCCGCCATCTCCCGGAAGCTCTGCCGGTGGGTGTTGTGACAGACCACCGCCAGAGGCTTCCCGTACCCGCGGGCCAGCGCACCGGCTGCGGGCACGTTCTCCAGGTGAGAGACCACGACGTCGGCCTTGCGGATTGCGGATCCGGCGTCGAGGCGAGACTGGAGCGGGATGACCTGGACGCCGTCGAGCTCGTAGTCGGCCCTGTCATCCGTGTAGCGGGATAGCCACACCGACACGTCGTGGCCCCGCTCGACGAGGGCCCGGAGCTGGGAGTGGACCATCCACTCGGCACCGGCGTTGTGGCGCGGCGGGTAGCCGTGCAGCCGGGCGACGATCCGCATCGGCGCCCGGCCACCCTCCACGCCCGGCATCAGGAGGAGCCGCCGGCCGCCAGGTACTTCACGAAGGCCTCCTCGTCGCCGAGGACGAAGCCGTAATAGGCCTCCGCGAGGAGGAGCACGAGGTTCTCCTGGAAGGCGGAGTGCACGCCGCCATCCTCGTCGATGTACGTCGCCTCGCGGGAAATCTTGACGGTGATGTCCATGCCGACGCCGTAGGCGGTCTGCGACCAGTCGCCGCCGATGCCGCGCAGACCAGTGTCGATGGTCCCGGACTGGCGACGGAGCTTGCCGGACACGCTGCGGGAGTATGCGACCGGCTCGCCGACCAACGTGCCGGCCAGTGCGGCGCCGGTACCCGGCTGGGTCGTATCGACGAAGATGGGACGGCCGGTGGTGTCCGTCGCTCCGAGGAGGCTGGGCTTCATCCGGTGGTCCAGGACCGTGCCGGTGTAGTCCCAGTCGTCGTCGATGGTCTCCTTCATACCCTTGACGATGTCGCCGTAGATGCCACCGTTGGCCTGCGTCGTGCCGCCGATGGTGACCGACTTCGTGGTCATCGCCAGGTAGTCCGCGAAGGGCCCGGTGGCGCCCTTCATCGTCTTGCCGTGGATCGTGGCGCGGTCGAAGGCCCGGGCGAACGCGGTCGGCAGGTCGCGCTGCAGCTGCGTCCACAGGCCCGCCGCGTTGGAGTCGGCGACCTCCATGGCGACCGGGATCAAGACCGCGATCTTCTTGCCGGTCATCTGCTTGATGTCGACGCCGCCGGTGCTGATCGGCTTTCGGCCGGCCTGCTCGACCCAGTCAGCCGTCGGCACGTCGAGCGGCACCGGGACTGCGGTGTTCGCCGTCATCGCCAGCGGTACGCGCTTGGCGAGCGACATGACCGCCGACTGCTCGACGGACTTCTCGAAGATGGGCCCGACGAGGGTCTCGGGCAGGAAAGTGCTGTCGATGTCCGACAGCTTGATGGGCGGCGTAGCAGCCATGGTCTACCTCTCTCAGCGGCCCCCGTTGAGGGCCCTCTTCATGAAGCCCGCGAACTCTTCCGCCGGGCTGTTGGGGGTTCGGTTGCCGTTGCCTGACGAGCCCTGCGTGCGGTCCGGTCGCGGGGATCGCGGCCCTTCGGGGGCCTTGGCCCAGTGCGGCTTGCGCTTGAGGAGGTCGGCGAGGTCGCTCTTGATGGCGTCGGTGTCGATGGCCCCGTCGTCGTCGACATAGCCAGACAGGTCCAGCGCGCCGGCGGCGTCCTCCGGGTCGGCGAACTCCTTCGCGGCGAGCGCCTCCACCTTCGAGGCCACGGCTGTGCGGATGGCCTTAGCCGCCTTCTCCTGCTGGGCGGTCAGCTGCTCGGAGAGCCGTTCCTGCTCGGACTTCTGGGCGTCCTCGAGCTCCTTCGCCTTGCGGGCGAGCGGTTCGAGCTCCTTGAGGCGATCGCGGAGGCTCTTGTTCTCCGCGTTCTTCTTGTTGATCGCCTTTTTGGCGCGGTCCGCGTCGAACGGCTCCTCCTCGGCGCCCTCCGCCTCCGGGGCGGTGTCGAGCTCCTGCGGCTGCTCTTCGACCTGCTCGGTCTGGGTCTCTTCAGGCATGGTGAACTGGCCCTCCAGGGGCTGAGAAAGGCCACCTCCAGGGCAGCCGCGGGTTTACAGAGCGGGCGAGTGCCCGTGTTCGGCGAGGGCCAGGCGGAACCGCCTCAGCTGATCGCCCGAGTGAGGCGCCGCGAACTCGCGGTACAGCCGCTCCCACTCGCGTGCGTGGTCGGACAGCTCGAACCGCTGCCCTTTGAACACCGGCACGACGCCGCAGTGGCAGCCGTCGTGGGCCTGGAAGTCGGCCGTGTCCTCCTTGTAAATCGCTCCGCGGGTCGCCAGGAGCTTGCAGAAGCTGCACGCGCCCAAAGCCGCAGAACGCGCCCATGCGGTGGCCTGCCGGTCGCGTTGCACTGCACCTTGAACCGTGCCGCGGCCCTGGTCAGAGACCAACTTCTGGGCGACCGCCTCAGCCTTCTTCTCGGCCTGCTCAAGGCGGACGTCCATCGGCTGGCGCTGGGCGTCGGTAGTCTCCGGGTCCTCCGGGTCTCGCGGCCACAGATCCTTCGTCGCCCACCGCAGGCTGTTCTCGACCTGCTCCTCCGGGGGCGGGTCGACGAGCGGGACGGTGAAGCTTCCCGTGACGCGGGCCGCGGCTCGCTGCGCTTCGTAGTAGTCCGCCGAGAGAGCGGACGACGCGGCGCCGTACTGGTCCACCAGGGACCTGACTGCCGTAATCCATTCGGGCACCGTGGCCTGGAGCCGGGAAGGGATGATGATCCGCCGCAAGGAGCGCATGTCGCGGACCAGCAAGCGCGTCACCCCGCGCTGGGCCTGCCGCTGCCGTACCGCGGCAGGCCCAGAATCAGAGGTCGTACTCGCCATCGCCAGCCTCCGGTACCGCGGTCTCCTCGGCGCCCTGGCCCACAAGGGAGGCCAGGACCTGGCGGCCCTGGGCCCGGCGTCGCTCGGCGGCGACACGCTCGCGCTGGTCCTCGGTCAGACCAGCCATCTCCAGCGCCACCTCGGAATCTGCAGGCAGCAGGCCGGCGGCGACCATCTTCACCGCCGCGTCGGTCTGGGCCGCGATCGTAGGCGTCGCCGGGTTGCGCCACACCGTCTCAATGCGGCGTGACGGATCAGGCTGTTCGCCGTCCCGGACCCACAGCGCCAGCTGCATCGTCGCCTTGTGCGTGGCCCCGAACCGTCTGATTCTCCGCTCGGCCTTCTTGACCAGGGCGCCCTCGGCTGAGCGGATGGCGTCCGCACTCGCAGGGTTGTCGCTGGTGTAGCCGAGCATGTGTGGTGGGACCGACAGCTGCGACGACATGATTCGCGCATACAGGTCGATGATCTTCGTCTGGCCCGACGGGTCATGCGCCGTGAACGCGCCTACCGTCGGGACGTCACCGTCCTCGTCCCGCTCCAGGGCCAGAACGCGCCCGATGTAAGTCTCCCACGCGCTCTTGGCGTTGCCCTCGGCGTCCTGGAACGCGGACTCGCTCGCGCCCAAGATGTAGCGCTGAGGGGCGCCGAAGAACTCGGCAGCCACCTCGATGCCCATCAGCCGGCGGCATGCAGCATCCGTGATGGACCGGACCTCGGGAGTGATCTCCGACTTTCCGACCCGGTCACCGGTTCGCTGCCGGTTCGCCATACGCAGGACCGTCACCACGCCGAGACCGTGCTCGTCCCGGTCGATGACTTCCCAGTCGTTCCCCTGCTGTACCGCGTAGATGTTCTGGTCTGGCAGGTACAGCGTGACCAGCCGCTCGTCCGGCGTCAGACCGAAGTCGTAGCGGTCCTGGCACTCCCGCAGCGCGTATAGCGGCTTGCGTAGCCGGGCATCCCAGGCGAGCGTCATGTCGAGCGGCGACTCGTAGGTGATGATCGGCGGGGCGCCGTCGTCGTCCGCCGTGCCGACCGTCACGTACTCGTGGCCGTAGGTCAGGGCGTCCAGATGGGCCAGGCTCGACTCGTCATACAGGTCGTTCGCCTCGGCGATCTCCTCCAGCTCGGTGGAGTCCGACCCGTCAGCCCAGCGAAACGCCTCCAGGTCGAGGCGTTGCTCCAGAGCCTCCACCCCGACTCGCGGCCAGCCGATGACCGTGTGCAGCGTCTTCAGTTGCGGCGGGATGCTGATCCCCAGGTCTCGGATGATCTGCTCGCCGTTGAAGTAGGCGTCCAACACCTCCAGCTTGAATCGGTGGGCCAGCAGATCGGTTCGGAGAAGGGTAAGGATCTGCTGCTCGTCGTCCGACAGGCCGACCAGGGGCAGGGTGGGAATCGTCATCGCAGGACCACCACCCTTCCCGCACCGCGGGCCTTCGACCGTTTCGTCCAAGCCGGGCTGTTCATGACCATCCGGCGGAGCATTCGGGCGCCGATTGCGCACACCGCCAAGTCCACCTTCCGGGCGGACTCGCGATGCTCCTTGCCGATCGTGTAGCCCCAAGCGTTCGTGCGGCGACGCGCGTTGGCGATGTGCTGCCGGAGAACCTTGTGGCCGTCGTGGGTCACCTGCCGCTCCAGCACATCCCGGTAGAAGCGGTCCACGGCCTCTGTGAAGGCCTGCTGGCGCCGGCGGTCACGCATGTCCCACATCACCGCGTGAGCACCGTGCCCGGACGAGACCGCCTTCAGTTTCAGCCGCTTGCCGTACCGCTGCGCCCACGTGTCGATGTAGCTGTCCCAGTACCGTTCGCCGTCGGCGTCGTCGAAGCCTGACCCTGGGTCGGCGAAGAACGCCAGCGGCCTGTACGTAGCGAAGGTGAAGTCCACGACGCCGTCGACCTCCTCTCGCGGCACCCGCCAGGGCACCCCATCCGGCCAGTTCGGCCGCCTCTGCCACACGCCGAGCGTCTGCAGGTGACCGTCGGACAAACGGCATGCCACCAGGCCTGTCGCGTCGTCCGACTTGGAGCCGTCGAAGAAGAGGACGATCTCGTCGCCCGCCTGCAACTCGATGCCCTCGTGCGGGCACGCATTCCATTCGTAGGGCGCCAGATAGGCGTCCTCCGAGGCGGTGATCTGGTTGAACCAGAACCGGCGCGACCGACTGGGCGGGTTGCGGACATCGAGGATCGACGCCTTCAGCCGCTCGAGGTCCAGCCAGACCGAGTCGCCCCGGACAGCGCGCAGTGTCGGTTCGATCCACTCCTCGGACAGCTTCGCCTCCGCCGGCGCCTCCAGGCTGTCGTAGAACAGCCCGACCTCCGCAGCGCGGCCAGCCTCCGCCGATTCGAACGCCTCGCGGGTCCGCTCGGCGACACTGTCCTCGCCAGGCTCGTAGGCGTTGGTGTTCGCCAGCGTCCGGGACTGTCCGTCAGCCGACTTCGTGGCGTTGCGCTCGATGACCGCGGCCATCTCGTGCCCCTGGTTCGACTCCAGCCAGTGATGCGTCTCACCCAGATTCACCGCCGTCGGCCGACCGCCCTCCAGCGCGCGCGGCGAGCTCGTGACGGCTTCGATGCGGGCGCGGCCCTTGTCGGCGTAAATGATCTCCTTGCCGAGGTCGATGCGGAACTCCTCGATCGCCCGCTTCGTCAGGATCGACGGGAACAGCGTCATCGTGTTCCGCGTCTGGTCCTGGCTCACCGCGGCGATCTGCACCCAGGCCGCCGGATGCGGCTGGCCGAGCGGCTGGCCCGGAGGAACACCCCACTCATTACCCTCATCCGCGACCTGCCCGAACCGGCAGGGGCCCACGAACTCGAACGCCGACCAAGTGGCGATCAGGGGATCCTTGCCCCAGCCCTTCAGCCGCTGGATGACACCGTCGCGCCACACGAACCGGTTCGTCACCGGATCCATGGCGTACCACCACAGCGTCAAGCGGGCCTGCTCGGCCGTGTAGCGCCACGGAGCCCCGACATAGTGCTGAAGGTAGGTCGCTGTCCACGCCAGGGCATGCCATCCGAGCGTGTACTCAGGAAGGAGGAACTTGCCGTCCTCTCCGCGCTGCCACGTAGGACCGATCGTGAAGGGCGTGACGACCTCGGGGACCTCGTTCTCAGCCACCGATCGAAGCTCGGTAGGCGTCGATCGCTGTCACCGAAGCCGGGACCGCCTTGACGGCCGGCTTGCGCTCCAGCTCGATACGGACCCGGCGCCGGTCGCCCTCCGTTGTCAGCAGGCTGGCCATCACCGAGTTCAGGGCCGCGACGTACTGGCCGTTCGGGGGGCGGTCGCCTGTCAGGCCGCGGGACATGAGCTCGGCGGCATACCGGGCCATCGCCCAGTCTGACGGCTGGTAGAACGCAGCTTGGCCAGAGTCCCGCAGCGACAGGTACCAGTCAGCGGCGATCGGGTGCCACAGCGGATCCGGCTCGGGCAGGTCCGGCAGGTCGGTCGGCGTCGACGGCGCCTTCACCAAGGCGACGTCGTCGGTCTTGTTGCGTCGCCGGCGCGCTTCGGAGCGCTCCGGGATGGGTCCACGCGTGCCCATGGCGACCTCCAGGGTCTGACGCGCGCCTCCGGGACGCGCTGGGGGCGAGAGGTGGCGCCGTGGGGGGCGCCAGGGAAACCCGTACAGACAGTCGCTATCTATACGGCCCCGATCAGGGAGAACGCCGGCAGGGGGGTATCCCCCCACCCCGGCAGCCGGCCGACGGGCGAACCGGTCGGCAATGATCAAGGGTCGTCGTGCGTCCAGCTGTGAGCCCAGAGGTCGGTGTAGTCGGCCTCGACCGCGAGCTGCAGCACGTTGTGCTGGCTCGTCATGCCTCTGGCTTGCAGGGTCATCGGGACTGGCGTGCCGCAGTCGGGACACTGGACATGCACTGTGCCTACGTCGCCCATGGTCCTGCCTCCTGCTGCCCCGTGGCGCCGGCCGTGCTCTCCAGGTCCACTGCCTGCTCGCCCTGCGTCTGGAGCTGTTCAGCTGCGCTGCTGTCGACACGTTGGATGTGTGCTCCCTGGCCGGCCGGGACGGCAAGGCATACGCCTTGGCCGTCAGTGAAGACGGCCCATCCGCCGACGAAGGCGAGCGTGAGTTCGTCGTCCTCGATGAGCATGTCTTCGCGGCGCTGCTCTGCGGGGTGCTGGATGAGGTAGGACGGCATCACTTCATCCCGGGGTGGGGTTCGGGTGGGCGAGCACGTCCTGGTCGAGGGTTGGCCTTCTGCGCTGCGTTGCCCTCTCGGCTGCTCTTCTGGTCGTGGCATGGACCGCAGACGCCTTGCAGGCCCGTCTCGCTGTGGTCGTCGGCCTTGGCGACGATGTGGTCGCAGAAGGCGGACGGTCGGACGCCGCAGATTTTGCAGACGGGGTCTCGGGCGAGGATCTGGGCCCGGATGCGCCGCCAGTTTGGCGGCAGCCGGCGGGCTCGGTTCGAGTCTTTCCATCTGCCGCTCATGAGGGATGGCATGCGAGCGTCTCGACCCTGTAGAGCCCGGTGTCGTCGGGGTACGGCCTGATGCACGGCTTGGCATCTGCGGGGACGGCCAGGCCCTGTCTCGCGGCGAAGTAGCGGGCGTAGACGAGTACGACGTCAGGAGGAGGCGGTTGCTCGGGAGTGAGGACGTCGTAGTAGATGTACGTGTCGCCCATGGCTCGGCTCCTCTCGGTCAGGCGGCGAGTGCCCGCTCGATGCCCTCTTCGAGGGTGACGCGGGGCAGGTGGAAGTCGAGCATGCGGCTGGGGTCGCAGACCCTGTGGTGAACGCCTTGCGGTGCGGCCGGCAGGTGCTTCAGCTCGGGCCGGTAGCCAGCCGCCGCGGTGACCATCTTCGCGAGCTGGTCGAAGGTGGTCGCGCGCCCCGTGCCCAGGTTGACGGGCCCCGTGACACCTTCCTCCACAGCCGCGAGGGTGGCGTCGACGATATCGTCTACGTGGATCCAGTCGCGGGTGGAGGTGCCGTCGCCCCAGATCTCGAAGGGGTCCTGCCGCTCCCTGGCTCGCCGGATGAACGCGGGGAACGGGTATGCCTCGTCCTGGTCCCCGCCGTACCCGGAGAAGGGCCGCAGGATCGTCATGCGGGTGCCTTCGGCTTCGGCGTACTGGCAGAGCTGTTCGCCGGTCAGCTTGGCAAGCCCGTAGGTGGCGTCGGGCCGGCCGGGCTGCTGGTAGCCGATGTCGGTTTCGACGAGGCGCCGAATCGGTCCGGGCTGCTGCAGGGCGACCGGGTAGGCGGCGGAGGAGCTGAAGTAGACCGCCCTGGGCGTGCCTGAGCGGGCTAGCCACCGCATGTACCAGGCGTCGAGCCCGAGGTTCGTTCCGACGCCAAGAGGCGAGCCATCGATGCTAGCCCGGCCTCCGACGATCGCAGCGCAGTGGATGGCGAGGTCGTATGGAGCGCTGTTGAACCGGAAGAGGTCCAGCGCGTCGGGCCCGTTGACGATGTCGATGGCGGTGACGTTGTCGCCGCGGGCGTCGAGGGCAGTGTGGAGGTGGCGGCCGATGAACCCGGCGGAGCCGGTGAGGAGTACGCGCATCAGCTGCCTGCCTTCACGGCCCGGAAGACGGGCCAGGGCAGGTCGCTGTCGAGGCGCTTGAGCCCGATCCGCTTGCAGATGGCGTCCTGCTGTTCGCGGGACCAGGTGGTGACGCTGATCCAGCTGCTGCCTTCGGCAGGTTCGTCGGAGGCTGGCCAGTCGAGGACGAGGAGGCCGTTGATGCGGACTGCTGAGCGGAGGCCTTCGATGATGGCTTCGCCGGCTTCGTAGCCGTGGTGAATGACGACGGCGAGGGAGATGACGGCGTCGGCCTTCTTACCGATGACGGCGGCCAGGTCGAGCCCGTCACTGAGGACCCGCGGCATGTCGGGGTCGCGTTGGGCGAGTCGGTCGAGCATGGTCTGGGAGCCGTCGGCACCCGTGACGTCGTACCCGGCCTGCCTGAGGGGGATGGCCACACGCCCGTCGCCGCAGCCGAAGTCGATGACGCGGCAGCCTTCGGGGAGGACGGTGGCGAGGAGTTCCGCCTGCACTTCGCCCGAGATCTGGTAGGCCTCCTCGGACACCTCGCGGGTGGGGTGGATGGCGGCCGGGTCGGCCTCGTTCCAGGCCACGATGACGTCGTTGATGCTGCTCATGCCGCCTCCTCCACGAGTGCCCGCAGCTTCTCCAGGTCGGCTTCGAGGCCGCCTTCGTCGCGGTAGGCGTAGTAGGCGGTCGCGTCGGCCGTGGCCTGCTCGGAGCTGTTGCACTCCTGGTAGCCCGCATCCATCGCGGCTTTGCCGTTGGCGGGGTGCATGTGCTCCAGCACGACGTCGCCAAGGTAGGTGATGCGGCCCATGCCGCGGCCCCAGTCGAGCCAGACGAGGTCGAGGCAGAGGTGAACGAGGGCCGGGGGTGCCATGTAGCCGAGGGTCTGCACGATGTCGCTGGTCATGGCGACGGCGGTCGGCATCCGCTCGCCCATGAGGAGGTCGTTGCCGTAGACGACACCAGGCCCGCCGGAGAGGCAGACACGGAAGCGCTCGTCCCATCCGGCGCTCCTCGGCCGGTGGTCGTCGCCCATGAATGCGAGGAAGCGGTAGCGAAGAGCCATCTCGGCGGCGGCCTTGTTGAGGGTGCCGCAGAGCCGGAGCCGTGGGCCGGTGACCCAGTGGACGCGGGGGTCGTCGATCTGCTCCATGTGCTCGCGGTAGCCGGCGAGCATGGGGTCGTCGTCATCGACTGCGAACAGCAGGTCGGCGGTGGCGCCGGTCTGCCGCCAGCAGTCGAGGATGGCGGGGACGCTGTTGGGGCGGCCACGCGTGGGCACGATCATCAGCAGGTCGTCCATGTGGCGCCCTTCTTCGGTCGGGCGCGGGTGCTGCGGGGCGCCGGGAGGCGTCATCGCACCTCCCGGCGTCCTGGGTTTACTTGAGCGTCCACTCACCGGTCTGGTCGGAGAAGCCGCTGTTCATGCCGAACTGCACGGTGGTGATCTTCGAGTTCTTGGGCGCCTCGAAGACGAGCCAGCCGAGAGCCTTCGCGCCGGGCTTGAGGGTGACGCCGGCGGCCATGGCGGGGCCCGCCTTGATTTCGGCGATGACGCCGTTGAACCGCTGGCCGTCGGCGTCGGCGACTTGCATGCCGTTGCTGGGGCTGTCGTCGTACACGGCGGTGCCGCTGTTGACGATCTCGATCTGGATGCCGATCCAGCGGTTGCCTTCGTCGGGGTTGAAGAACTCGTCCTTCGGGACAGCCGGGTCGGAGACCTTCTTGAGCGTGACGGAGATCTGCTCCCCGTCTTCGAGGCCCTTGAGGGTGATGGTGTCTCCCAGGCCGGCGTCCTTCGGCGCGGGTGCTTCCGTCGTTTTGGCGGGCGCTTCGCTGGCTGCGGGCGAGGTCGGCTTGGGGTCGGGCTTGGTGGCGACCTCGGGCTCGGTGCCGGTACAGGCAGCGAGGGTGAGGGCGAGGGCCGCGGTGGTTGCGGCGATGGCGGTGCGTCGCATGGTCCCCCCAGGACTTTGCGTGATGAGAGGTCTCATCGTTGTTGCTGCTGTGGGGGTTGGAGGCGTTGTCTCCGTTTCGTGACCTATGCGGTACGCACCTCAGTCGATGCTGAACCGCGGGCTTGCGACGACGGGCTTCTCGGGTGGGGCAGTGATCTCAGCCCAGACGCGGTAGGCGCCTGGCCCTAGCTCTACGGCACCTCCGGGCCCGACGAGCAGCGCAGCGTGGTGAACGCCGTCGACGGTGCGCCACTCGGCGACGTGCCAGTCGCTGGCTTCGGGCCGCTCGCCGTCGAGGAGGACGGCGACGCGGACGCTGTACGAGGTGGGGTCGCTGGCGGAGTTGATCGGGGTGAGGAGCTCTTCGAGGCTGCTGCGGTCCACGGTGCCCCCTTACGTCCGTGGCGTCCCGGCGCTCCAGGCGGGTGCGCGGGTTCGTCCTGCCGTCCACAGGCTGTGGGGTGTTCCGGCCACGACCCTGTCGACGCCGCCCCCGCCTGCCGCCGCAAGCGGCCTCGCAGTGCTGGTCTCGACGGCGACGCCGAGGACCGCGGTCTTGGTGCCGGTCAGCGGCTGGGCGGTCTCGACGCCGGCGGCCGTCGTGAGGCTTCGGCTCGTCCCGCCAGTGAGGGCTTGCGCGGTCTCGGCGGCCACTGACGTGGCGAGCAGCCGCGCCTTAGCGCCTGCCAGGGCCTGCGCCGAACCGACCTCCGAGGAGGCGGTGAGTGCGGTCGTCTTGCTGCCGGCCAGCGCCTGGGCCGCGTCGGTCTCGCCTGCGGCTGCGAGCGCCACGCCGGCGGTCACGTCCGCGGCGGAAAAGTCGTCGAACCGGATGGCGCTGGCCGACGTGGACCGGAGGCCGACGCTGGTGCCCGTTGCGACGGCCGTGTTGACGACCGAGACCCGCTCGACACCGTTGACGAATCCCTTGATCGCCGACCCGACGGCCTGGACCTTGGCGACGTCGCCCGGGGCCGCGGCCGCCGCGTAGGAGCCGATGACGGTGAACGTGCCGCTGACGACGCTGAACAGGTCCCAGCTCGCGCCGTCGTTCCGCCACAGGTAGCCGCTGCTGATGTTCGAGTTCCCGCGACACCACACGCCGTGGCTGGCGGCCGTGGTGGCGGCGATGGTTATCTGGGCGGAGTGGTCGCTGCTGTCCATGGGGCTGGCCGCCCGCAGAATGATCGTGCCGCCGTCCGAGCCCGGGGACAGCTGGTTGGAGACGATCGACCAGAAGCCGCTGACCTGGACCCAGCCGGCGCCGAGGTCGGTGGAGTTGGGGCGGTTGAAGTCGTCAGCGAAGGCTGCCATGGCGACCTCCCGCCTCCGTCGGTGAGCCGGCCGTCACGCGGTGGAGGTCGCGCGGTAGAAGTCGGCGACGCTCAGGGTGAACGAGTTCCCGTCCGGGGTCAGCGACACGTCGTGCTTCGTCAGCGGTACGAGGTCGGCGTCGGTGCCGCCTGTCGTGTCGGGGTCGTAGCAGATGACGACGGCGCCGACCGCGTTGCCGGTCGCGGCGGTCCACGTAATGTCGGCGCAGTCGACGGCCACCCGGTCGTTGGCGTCGTCGACGGTGACGGTGACACCCGTGAGGGTCTTGCGGCCCATCGTCGTCTGCTCGTTGGAGGCGCCGGCGAGAAGGGATGCGAGGTCGTCGTAGTCGCGCATCGTCGTGTCGGTGACGAGGCCGGTCGCTTCGAGAGGGACTGCGACGAGGGCGTCGTTGGCTGCCGGGAGGGCAGCGAGGGCCGCGACGCGTCCCAGGGCGGTGTTGAAGACGAGGTTCGACATCGTCGGCTCCTCTCGCGGGGGTGGATCAGGCGGCTCGGGCCCGCTGAGGTGTGGGCTTGTACCGGGCGGCCAGCGCCTCTATCTCGGGGAGCGCGTACATGGTCTTGTACTCGTGGCCTTGACCGGAGTACTGGCGGGGGTCGCCTTCGTAGCGGGCGACCTTCCCGCGCGAGGCCCATTTCCGGATGACGGGCTCAGGCACGCCGGTGGCGGCCGAGGCTTCGTGGGCGTAGACGAGATCCGTGGGGTAGAGCTCGGTCGGGTCCATGACGCCCCCTGACATGCAGAAAGCCCCCGGCGGATGCTGGGGGCTCTAAGTAGCGGCGGACACACTGGTATCCGGATGGGGGCAGTGTGACATATGGCTGCTCGGCCTGACAACTACTGATCTGCTGCGCGCCTTCTCGCTGCTGTCGTGCGAGGGCGGCGATGCACCGGCCGCAGAGGTCTCCGGGCTCCTCGCCGCTATCACCGCTCCTTGGCGTGGCCGTTGGCGGTGGGTTAGCGGATGCGGGCCAGCTGCCGCCCTGAGAGTTTCGCCTCGGCCATGAGGACGTTGGTGGCCCGGATGACTCGCGGCCAGGACGCGCCTAGGAGTCGGCGGGCGTCGTCTTCGGCCTGGATGCCGGCCTGGGGGTTGGGCTGGTACTGGGCGACCTTGTCCAGGTCGGCTCGGGAGGATGTGCGGGAGATGCTCAGGCGGTGGCTGGTGATCAGCCCGTACTGACGCATCCAGAGGTCTTGGGCAATGTGCCCGCCGTGAGCGCAGACGAGGTTAGCGTGGATGTCGTGATTCGGTGCGCACACGACCCGCCCTCCGTGGATTCTGCCCTTCCTGGCGTTGATCTCGATCTTCCGCACCTTCATTCCGGCGGCTTCGCCGGCGACGGCGTGTCCGATCTCGTGGATCGCCGTCCAAGCGATGTACTGCGCGTCGGTGAAGCCGAGGGCTCGCTGGACGTCTGCTGTGGTCGTGACGCTCACTGGGCCACCTCGTGGGCAGCGGCGCTGTGGATCAGGTGCAGGATGTCGTCAAGGGTGCGTTCGGACCGGTCGTTCCATCGGTGGTAGGGCTCGTTGATGCCGCGCCGCCGGAGGGCGTTCTGGAGGCGGGCTCCTGCGGCCTGGGCTGTGTGTTCGTCGCCGTAGCCGAGTCGGTAGAGGACGGCTTGCGCGCCGAGAATGCACCGACGCCCCCCTCGGGAGCGGAGTCCGCCGCGGTGGTGTCCGTACTGCTGGATGACGAGTGCGGTGAGTTCGAGGTGCTGCTGGACGGTGATCTGGCGGCCGGCGCCGTGGAGCCGGCGGGCAGGGGTCAGAGCGAGGGCCCAGTCGGGGATGATCCGCCACAGCCGCCGCGGGGCGGCCAGGGCCGGGGTGGCTTGCTCGGTGGCGGCCTCCAGCGTGGCGAGGGCTTCGGCAACGAGCTGGGCGGTGGTCTTGGTGACGAGCGGGTGCGCGGTCTTCGGGGCCTGTTCGGCGAGGTAGGCCTCGATGGAGGCGATGAGCGCGGCCGCGTCAACGGGTAATGCCCTGGGTGGGGTTGCTGTGAGGGGCATGGTCGTGGTCATCTCGAAGTCCTCCTGTACGTGGGTGTGCGGGTGGGGTGGGGCGCTCCCGTTGCTGCCAGGCGGAGGGGGCGCCCCGTTCATGGCGTGTTGTCTCGGGTCAGTGCTTCTTGCACTTGCCGCGGCTGCAGTTGGTGCAGCTCGCGTTGATCTGGTTGCGGATGGGGGCCAGGACGGCGTTGGCGATGGTGTCGCCAACTCGCCCGCCGGCGTTTCCGGCGACCTTCTTGCCGGTGTCGTGGAGAGCGGCTGCTGCGTTATCGAGGGCGGCGGCGGCCTTGCGTCCGAACATGGGGTCCTCCTGCTGGTCTGTGGTTGGTCCGGGTCTGTCCCGGCTCCCTGCCCGTCCCCGATCCGTGGTGGCGGCGGGGGCGGACAGGCAGCCGTCAGGCTCAGCGGCTTCCGGCGTAGCGGCGGATGAGGGCCTTGGCGGCGTCCTCGGCGTGCTTGTTGGCGACCTTCTGGGCGGCCTGGTGGGCGGCGGCGCTGTAGGTCTCGTGGGTGACCATGGCTGCCCGGTTGGGGATGCCGGCGGGCCGGGCGGTGTGCACGGCGCGTTCCTGTGCGAGGAGGGAGGGCACGGGGATGGTGGCGCCGCTGGTGGGGTTCTGGGCGATGCGGTTGCCGGTGAAGGGCATGGTGTCGTCGGTGACGATCCATTCGGTGTAGGTGGTGCTGGGCTCGCCCTTGATGGCGACGTGGTCGTGGATGACGTAGAGGGGGGTGCCGGGCTTGGCGTCGCGGCAGAGGGCCTTCTTGTCGCCTCGGGTGGCGTGGTAGGTGGTCTTCATGTCGGGTCCTTTCGGGGGTGGTCAGGCGTGGGTGGGGGGCTGGGTGAAGATGCCGCCGCAGCGGGCGAGGAGTTGGGCGAGGGTGATGGAGCCGGGGCCAGCGGCGTCGATGGGCCGGACGAGGTGGCTGCCGAAGGCGGGGCTGGTGTCGTCGGTGACGATGAACTCGCCGTTGAGGGCGTAGAGCCGGTCACCGGGCTGGGCGTCCCGTGCGAGCTCGGCGGCGTCGGCGCGGGTGGGCTGGTAGTGGGGCTTGAGGGGCATGTCGGGGTCTCCTTTCAGGTCGGGATGTTCTTCGCATATGGGGCGTGGCACGGCCTGGTACGGCCCGTGACGCTGCAGGTCAGGGCGTTGTGTGGGGGTGTGACGGGGGTGTGACGCGTCACGGCCTGGAGGGGGTCGTCACGCCCCCGTCACGGGGTGCGTCACGGCCGTGACCTGCGACGTCACACCCACCAGAGGCCGTTTAGACGAGCAATCCGGCGGTGAGGGCTTCGATCGTGGAGAGGTAGTAGCCGCGGCCTCCACGCCACTGCTTGGTCTTCATGTCGGCGTGCGGGTCGAGCTGGGCGGCCTGCTTGCGGAGGGCCTCCTGGAAGCGGGCGAGGGCCTGCTTCGGCTCTTCGTCGTCCTGCGGCGCCCAGGTCTCGGAGGCGGAGGAGACGTAGTCGTAGATCTCCTCGCTGGTCATGCGCTCGGGGTCGTTGTTGGCGGTGAACGCGAGCCGGGCGAGTTCGACGGCCTCGGGGAGTTCGATGCGGGGCTTGACGGTGTGGAGGTCGTCGAAGGTGACACCGGCGGCCTTGAGGGAGATGTCGTCGATCCAGGGGCGTCCGGCGGCGGCGCGGGCCGCCGCGCGCTCCTTGCACTCAGCGGGGGTCATGGAGATGAACTTGTGGATGAGCGGGTCGCGTTGGCCGGCGCCCATGATGTACGCCTTGCCGGCGTCGGCCGGGTCCTCGCCCTGGGCGGGGTGCAGGCGGTCGGGCCTGTAGCCGTTGGCGCCCGCTCCGGCGCCGCAGACCTGGACGATGTCCTGGTGCCGGGCCGGACCGACAATCTTGAGGGCGATGCTGTCGGCGATCGCGGCGCCGATCGAGTCCTTCGTTGCTTCCTGGGCGGCGAGACCGACCTGGACGCATGCCTTGCGCCCAACGCGGAGGATCGCGACGACGAGCGCTTTGGCCTTCGGGGACAGCTGCGGGTACTCGTCGATGAGCGCGACGATCGCCGGATAGTCCCAGGACGGGACCCAGTTGTCGCCCATGCCGAGCTTGCCGAGGAGTGTCGCCCGCGCCTTGGCGACCTTGAGGAGCTTCTCCAGGACGGCTTCGATGACGTGCATCTGGTCCGCACCGACGACTCGCACGCCCACGGCTTCCGCGAGGGGTTCGAGCCCGTTGCCGCCCGGGTCGAGGTCGATGACGACGACGTCCTCGCAGGCAGTGAGGACGTCACCGATGGACCGCATGGTGACGGACTTCCCGCCGCCGGACGAGGCGATCACGATGAAGTGCAGGCCCAGGAACGACAGTTCGGTGGGCTGGCCGTCCATGCGCAGGGCGAGCAGGGCCTTGTCGCGCAGACGGCCGCTGTTGGGGGCCCGGTCGGGCAGGGGCGGCATCTTCACGAACGGGTCGCCTTCGACGAGTCGGAGGGTGGCGCGGGCCCGGCTGGCGCGCAGCGGCTGGCAGAGGAGGCCGTCGACGGGCAGGTCGAGCGGGGTTTCCAGGTCGCCGGCCTTGGCGATGAGGTCGGCGGGGGTGCCCTTCTGGAGGCGGACGTTGATTTCCCAGCCCCAGTCGTAGCGGCGGCCGGCCTCGACCTCGGCGACCGCGATGCCTTCGGAGACGAGGGCGCGGCGGACACATTCGGCGGCTTCGGTGCGGCTGGTGGCGTCCGCGATCGGGAACGGCGCGCCTTCCTCGGCGAGGATCTCGATGCGGCCGGGGTCGTCCTCGGCGGCGATGATGGCGGGCCGGCCATGCCAGGCTCCGTAGGCGACGGTGGCGATGCCGAGGAGGAGGCTGGTCCATACTCCGCCGGCGGCGACGCCGACGGCGCTGGCGGTGCCGGTGGTGGCCATCCAGGCGCCGGTTTTCGCGCCGTAGACAAGCCGGTGGTGGGTGTACTCCTGGCGGAGGCGCTGCACGGTGCGCTTGGCGCTCTGTTCGAAGTCGGCGTCGCCTTTGGCGGCCTTGAGGTCGGCACGGGCGGTGTGGATCATCTGCGGGTAGTCGTCGCGCCAGCCGTCGGTCCAGCGGGCGGCGAGGCGCCAGTAGCCGCGGGCGGTCCAGGGCAGGTAGCCCCAGTTCGTCAGGGCGTGGCGCCGGGCGAGCTGGGCCCGCTCGGCGGCGGACACGGCCCACGCGGGCCGGGCAACGACGGTGCCCTGGTGCTCGACGACCGTGCCCTCGACGGGGGTGCCGCCGTTGTCCTTGACGATCGTGAGCGTGGGCCGCTCGGCGCTCTGCTCGGCGTGGGTGGCGGTGGTCACTGCTCCTCCTTCTTGGCGGCCTCGCGGGCGGTGATCGCTGCCTGCCGGCGGGCGACTGCCGCGTACTTCGGGGTGTCTCCGGCGCGGCGCGTGGCACGAGCCTTCGGGCCCGGGTGCCGGGCAGGGGGCATTTGAGGCGCACGCTGGGCGTTCGTGACCTTGACGGGCTTCTCGCCGGGGGCTTCGGAGCGGGCCGCGAGGACGCGCCGGGCGGCTGCGTTGCGGCCGCGGATGATGTCGACGGACTCGCTCGGGTCGGTGCCTTCGATGTCGTTGTGCGCGCGCTTCCAGACAGCGTCGGTGACGGTGGTCTCGCCGAGCGCGGCCGCGAGCTTGACGGCGTGCTGCCACACCTTCGGGAAGTGCTTCTCGCGCTGGGTGGCCAACTCCTGGTCCCGCTCCTCGGCCGCCTTGCGTGCGGCCTCCTGCTCAGCCGCTGCCTGCTTGTCCGCAGCCGACTTCTCGGCGGCTGCCTTGCGGCAGGCCTTCTCCTCGGCGCGTCGTTGCCGCCAGGTGAGGGTGCCGTCGCGGCGGGCGATGCGGCCGTGCTCGTGGAGGTCCCACATGCCGGGGCCGGCGATCGAGGCGAGCGCGGTACCGAACGCGGTGGCCGGGTCGAACGCCTCCAGGCCGTGCACGATGTTGATCGTTGCGGCGGTGAGCGCGCCGCCCCAGGCGACGAGCCGGTAGTGCCAGTGCGGGCGCCCGGCAGTGACTGCGGCGGCGGCGCCGACGAGGGCGACGAGGGCGATCACCTCGATGAAGACCGGGGCGACGAGGAGGTACTTGGCGTCGGGCTTGTAGAAGGCGGCCATCTGGACGGGGAGGGCGACGGCGGCGCACAGGGCGTAGAAGCCCTTGGCGGTGTTCCTCCAGCGGCCGGTGGCGGTCTCGACGGCCTGGGCGGTGGCGGCTTCGGCTTGCTTGGCGGCTTCGGCCTGCTCTCGCTCTTCGGCTGCGGCGCGTTCCTCGGCTTCCTTCTTCCGGTTTGCCTCGGCGATCTTCGCGAGTTCGGTGGCCTTCTCTCGCTCGAAGCGGAGCGCGGCTCGCTCGTTGGCGAGACGCTGCCGCACGGCTTCCTCGGTGGCCTTGATGCGGATGGCGTCGGCTTCGGCTTCGGCCTTGATCCGGCGGTCTTCCACCTCGGCGGCGGTGAGTGCGCGGATCTTCTCGGCTTCGGCGTCTGCAATGCCGGCCCGCGCCCACGACTCGGCGTGCGAGGTCTCGGGCAGCACGTGGCCGTTGACCTTGTCGAGGGGCGTGATGCTCACGGTGATCGCTTCCTTCCGGGTTAGGCGGGGGTGCGCTGCGGCGGGATGGTGGTGGTCTGGGTGGGGGTGCGGGTGCGCTGGTTGTCGAGGAAGCCGTCGAAGGCGACCGCGACGGCGGCGAGGAGGACGAGGGCGAGGCGGGTGAGGAACGGGACCTGAAGGCCGACGAGCCATGCCAGACCGGTGAAGATCAGGAAGACCCTGGCGCGGGTGAGGCCGATCAGCCAGCCGAGGCTCACCGGACCGCTCCCGCCAGCGCGGGCCACAGCCGGTCGTCGCGGCCCCATTCGGTATCGATGATGTGGAGCCTGGCGCCGTGCTCCTTCAGCTCGCGAAGTGCCTGACTGCCCACTCCGCGCCACGTGGCGTGGATGTCGTTACGGCGCATCCGCCAGCCGCCGATCGTGGTGACCGGGCGGCGGGCGTCCTCGGTGAGGACGATCTGGCGCTTCGGCCAGCCGCGGACCACGGTCAGCCCCTGGTCCTGCAAGGCGAGGAGCCGGTCGAGGAGCGGGCTGTGGTCGTGGACGACACCTTCGACGCAGGCCCGCTGCCGGTAGCCGCCGCCGATCTCGCCGGGCTGGGAGGCGACGGTGACGAACCCGGCCCGATTCAGGGCGATCAGGGTGGGGACGAGATGACGGGCGCCACCCGTCTCCTCCTGCCCGAACGGGCCGTCGTACCCGGGCCAGGACGAAATCCGGCCCTCCAGCCAACCGGCCATGTTCTGACCGAGGTCGGCGATCGTGCGGGCGTCACGCCACACGTTGCTCACTGGGACTCCTCTCGAATGTCTCGGGCGATCAGGGCGGCGGCATCGTTCAGGGCTTCGATCTGGGCGCCGGCTTCCGGGTCTCCCTGCTGCTGCTTGACCGACAGGACGGCGAGGCCTGCGCAGGCCGCGGCGAGTGCCTGGTCGGCGGTGACCATCAGGCGGCGAGGTTGCGGAGGGCGTCGAGCTCGTCGCGAAGCCGCGGGCCGTCGGGGGTGGACTCGTCGATCCGCTCGGCCAGGTACTCGGCGGCGAACCGGTCGAGGACGCTGCCGGTACGCAGGGCGGCCAGGTAGTCGGTGATGACGCCGGCGCGGACCGACGCCTCGACCTCGGCGAGCTGCTCGGACGGGCCATCGGACGGGATCAGGACGAGAGCGGGCATGGCGTGCTCCTTCAGGTGAGCGGGGTGGCCGGGTGGAGTGCCCCGGGCCGGATTCGATCCGGCAGCGTCACGCCGGGTCCGGGGCTGGGGAAGTCGGAGCTCCCACAGCTAGCGCGGAGTGAAGACCGCGCTCACGATCCGGATCTCCGAGAGGGGGACATGCCGCCGCTCAGCGCAGACCCGACGGATGTGCTCGAGCTGCTCGTCCTCGGTCTCTCCTGATCCGAGGACGTGCCCCCAGTGCTCCTGCCGAATCTGGCCGACCTGGCTGGTAACCATCCAGTCGTAGGTCGTGCCGGCGATGAGCCTGGACTTGGACATGGCAAATCTCTCCTTGTGGCAGAGGTGCGGGATGGGGTGGGTAGCCGGGGCCGGCAGCAGGGGGATGGACCGCCGGCCCCGGCGGCTAGAGGGGGATGGACGGGGCTAGCGGGTGAGAACCGGCTTCGCCAGGTCCCTGTGCTGCACATCGACCAACAGGCCGCGGCGGCGCAGACGGCGGGCGAGGTAGTGGGCAGTCGTCGCGCTCCTGTGCCGGCCGCCGACGCATCCAACGGCGACGACGACCTGGCCGGCGGACGGGCCCTTGCGGAAGGCGAGGACCTGGCCCACGGTCGCCTTGAGCAGCGCCCGGATACCCGGGGTACGCAGGACGGCCTTGCGGACCGGACGGTCGACAGCGGTCATGTAGCGGAGCCGGGGGTCGACGTGCGGGTCACGGAACGCGTGCCGCAGGTCGAGGGTGATCGTGGCGTCGGGGGCGGCCTCGTGGCCGTACCCGAAGGAGATGACCACGACGTCAATCTCCGCCTTGGGTTCCGAGCGGGACATGGGTGTCTCCCTGGCTGTGGCTTGGGGGCGGTCCAGGCGCGCCGCACGGCGGCCTGTCCGGAAGAGGAGGGGGTGCTAGCGCTGGGCTTCGGCGGCGAGCCGGGCCTGGCGAGCGGCCTCGGCGTCGGCGGCAGCCTGCATGGCGGCCTGGATCCGCTGCTGGGCGAGAGCCTCGGCGGCCTGCTGCTCGGCGATGTCCGACACGGCGATCACCGACCCTTGCGGACAAAGGAGGCGGCGGCGTGCGCGGCCTTGTCGGCCTCGGACATCGGCGGGTACTCCATCACGATCGACCCGCTGCCCTTCTTGCGGCCGACCGCGATCAGACGACGCGGAGCCGGGACGGTGGCGGCCTCAACCGCGGGGGCGGTCACTTCGCACCGCCGTAGGTGCGGACATCCAGCGACGGCGGGACCGGGCGCATCGGGGCGCCGGCCAGCTTGCCGACGAGGATGCGGATCACGGTGTCGCGCTCGAAAGCCGAGCGGCCGGTCGGCATCGTCAGACGGGCGGCGCCGAGGCGGCCCTCGATCCGGCCGAGGGCCTCGTCGGTCGCCGGGGCGTCGATCAGCTCGGCGCCTACCTCCGCCAGCAGCTCCGACAGCGGGGCCGAGAGGAGGCGGTCGACGGTGAGGGTGTTCGAGGCAGCGGGCACACGGGTGCCGCTAGACTTCTGCGTAGCCATGAGGGTGACCCTTCAGAGATTCCTCGTGGTGGGGCCGGCCTGCGATGTGAGAGTCGCAGTGTCCGGCCCGTTCTGTTCTGTTGTGATGTCGCCCGCGGACTGGGTCCGGTGAGAGTGGGCTATGACCAACTTCAAGCGTTTGCTTGGAGCCTGTCGCTGAGGAAGACAGTAGGGCTCTCGCGAATCCCCGTCAAGCAGAAGCTTGTAGCGAGTCGAGAAGTTCCCTACGCTCACCTCATGACCGAACTCCTCGAGCAGCAGCGCGCGGCGCTGATCAGCGATCTGGCCGCTCTGACCGATGGCCCTGCCGACCGCTTCAAGAAGCTCGACGAGCTCGGCAAGCTCCTTGCCTCGGACATCAAGAAGGCCAAGGCCGACGCGGTGATGGAGCTCCACGAAGGTCGCTCCTGGAACCAGGTGGGGGTGCTCCTTGGGGTCACCGGCTCGCGAGCGGAGCAGATCTCGCGCGCCTCTCGGTAGCAGCGTTTTCCTCATGCCTGAAAGTCAACCGGCATGGAGGCACTCAAGCCATGGCCGCCCAGTGCGATGCCGATGCAGCGCGAGCGCAGCGACAGTGCAAGATCTCGGATTCGATCTCGCGAGGGGCGGACAGTGGAAGTCGTGACCTGGACTGGCCGCACGGCGTGCGCCCTGCAGCAGGCTCTCCGGATGACCAACGAGCAGTTCGCCGAGCACCTCGATGTTGGGGTCCGCACGGTGGCCAGCTGGCACAGTGCACCGGACAAGATCCCGAAGAACGACACCCAGCAGCTCCTCGACACCGCCTACGAAAGGGCCCCCGCATCGGTGATCCGTCGCTTTGCCGCCTTATCCCGCCCGACCCCAAGTGCCGCTCAGGCGCAGGCTTTCCGCGTGGCGGTCGCGGTCGTAACCAGGGGCGCCGATGTGCTCCTGGTCTGCCGACGGGGCGACGATGCCCTCACCTGGCAGTTCCCAGCTGGCACGGTGAAGCCCGGCCGCAAGGCCGAGGTGGTCGCCGTCGAGGAGACCCGAGCGGAGACCGGCGTGCGGTGTGCGGTCCGGCAACGGCTCGGCGAACGCGTGCACCCCCGGACAGGGGTCCTAGTCGACTACTTCCTCGCGGAGCACCTGATGGGCGAGGCCGAGAATCGAGACCCCGACGAGAACAGCGACGTGGCTTGGGTGCCGCGCGCTGACCTGACCCGTTTCATCCCTGAGCAGCAGATCTACCCGCCGATCCTGGAGGCACTGGCGTGACCGAGCAGACGACTGAGCAGGGCATCTCCACGGCCATCATCACGAGGGACGACCGTGTCTTGATGATCAGGCGCCGGGAGCGGGAGGGGAAGCTGCTGTGGGCGTTCCCGGGCGGCGGCATCGAGGCCGGGGAGACCGCCGAGCAGGCCGCGGTCCGGGAGACGGCCGAGGAGGTCGACCTGGAGGTGAAGGCGGTCCGGTCGCTCGGTGAGCGCGTGCACCCGCAGACCGGCCGGCACATGTCCTATGTCGCCTGCGAGGTCGTCGGTGGCGACGCCAGGGTCGCCGACGAGGAGGAGCTGGCCGAGGTCGCGTGGATCCGGCTGGACGAGATCCCCGACTACGTGCCGTGGGGGCTGTTCGGGCCAGTGCAGGAGTACCTCGACGAGACGCTTGGCGCCTGACGCCGCACGCAAACGAGCCCGCCACCGTGAGGTGGCGGGCTTCGTCGTGCTACCCGGTCGCAGATGTCTCGCCATGATCGGCTTGTGACCTGCAGGTTTGGGGTATATCTTTCGAGGTATATACCATGAAAGGTATGGTGGAGCTGTATGCGGTGGAGGCGGAGCCCGAAGTGGTCTCCTGGATGACTGGTCTCATCGACAGGCATCACGCTCACGTGGATTTCGCGGTCGGGATGCTGGCCGAGCAGGTCGAGACCCTGCGCGGCCCGTACTGCAAGCACCTCGGCGGCAAGACGTGGGAGCTCCGCTTCAACCTGGGCACGCAGGCGCACCGGGTCTCGTACTGGGTGGCCCCTGGGAAACGGATCGTGCTCTTGACGCACTTCCGCAAGACGAAGATGAACGAGAAGGCCGAGGTGGCCCGCGCGATCGCTGCGCAGGCCGCGTGCGAGGCCCGGCACGCAGGTGAGGCCACTCACGAGTACAGCCGCGCGACCAAGAAGGGAGAGTAGGCGTGAACCACACTAGTTGGAGGTCAGTCCGCTCCCAGCGGCTCGCTTCCGCCGACACGGATGAGTACGAGAAGGCCCACCAGGATGCACGCCTCGCATTCATGCTGGGGCAGATGGTCTATGACCTGCGTACCAAGCTGGGGCTGACGCAGACGGCGCTAGCGGAACGTGCGGGCATGAAGCAGCCGGCGATTTCCCGTATTGAGGGTGGCGGCACCGTGCCGACGCTGCCGCTGCTGCGCCGGCTGGCGGACGCCTTGGATGCTGACCTCAACATCAGCTTCACTCCACGGAACACACCTGCCGAGGCTGAAGTGCCCGCCGAGGTTGCACGCGGGCTGACGGTGGCGGAGGCTGCTGAAGAATCCGTTGAGCCGGAGATCACCGAGGCCGTCGAGCAAGACGAGCCTCTGTTTCGATCGACCATGGCTTGGCTGGAGGGTTCCGGACAGGTTGATATGGGCTCCTTGCCTGAGGCGTGCCTGGTCTATGGGGCTGGGGAGTTGGTTGCTCCGACTCGGCGCCTAACTCGCCATGCCAGCAGTCTTCGTCTGCATCACTGGCTGGTCCGAGCCGCCTTGCTACGGCGTGATGATCCCTCTCGGCAGTTCTTCTTCCAGAGGAGCAAGGTCGTGAGGTTGCTAGCTCAAGAGTCGTCCGAGCGTAGGAGCGAGCAACTGCACTCGTCCTTGCAGTCCGTGCGCGAGCTGTTCGACTCGCTAGCGGCGGAGTTGGAAGACGAAGCGGAGCGCTTGGCTGACGCATGACCATCGTGCGTGGCATGCGTGCAGTGGCGCCCCATACGGGGGACCGCCACACGATCGTGTGGCGGTCCTAGTAGTGCCTGTTCGCAACCGTGCGCGTTGCTCTTGTCGTGGATACCTCTGAGCCCGTCATCGGCAGCTACCCGACTGGCCCCCGCTTGCCGCTTCTCACCGCCGCCGAGGCTCACAGGCTGATTGAGCTGTTGCTGTATGTCGAGCTGTTGTTGCGCTTCCACGACGACTTTGAGAAGGGTGCGGCGGCTGGCCAGCTCGCGTCGGAGCTGGCGCGGCGGCTGCCTGCGGAGTAGGTCACCGGGTTTGCATGATGGCTCGGCATGCGATGGTGTCGGCTTCGGTGTCGATGGCTGCTGCGGTGGTGAGGAGGTCGCAGTCGGGGTTACCGCCGTGTTCGCGGCAGCCTCTCGCGATGGCGCGGAGAAGTAGGGCGACGTCGGAGGCCTTGATCCAGGCGCGACCGTTGCGGTCGGTCCGTATCGGGATCGTGTTGCAGACGCGTTCGATCGGCCGTCGGTCGTTCACGCCGCGGCCCGCCTGTCCGCCAACGGCAGTCGCAGCACTTCGCTGTGTCCGTACTCGGCGCCGCATCGGGGGCAGGTTTCGCCGCGGGTGTCGAGGGTGATGCGGAGGGTCTGCTCGCAGGGGCAGGTGACGGCGATGCGGCGGGGCGCGGTCTCGCCGGTGACGGTGCGGCTGAGCATGCGCCAGATCGAGGCGATCTCGTCGGCTGCTTCGTCGATCGCCGGATGCTGGGCGGCGGCGCGGGAGAGGTTGAACCGCAGCGTCCGGCAGGCGTGGGTGACCCTGTCGGTGGCGGTGCCGGCCTCGTTGACCTCGGCGTATCCGGCTTCCTCCCAGTCACGCACCCAGGTTTCCAGCGGTGCGAGGATGGGGCCGCGTTCGGTCTGCATGTCGAGGATGCCGATGCGGAGCGGGGCAGGCGCAGTCTTGCTGCCGGAGACAGTCGGGCCGCTGCTGCTGCCGCGGGCGAGGTGCTGGTCGAGCTGGACGAACAGGCCGGGGATAGCTCCGAGATGAACAGCCACCCGGTCCTCGCAGTGGTTGCACAGGTAGCGGCCGGCCTCGTGGTCGCGGAGCTCGCGGCGGCAGCGGAGGCAGGTGTCGAGGTCGTTCACGGCGGTCTCCTTGCAGCGGTGCTGGTGCGGGCGGGGCGGTCAGGCGGGGGTGTCGGACTGCTCGCCCTGGACGGCAAGTACAGCGGCGACGATGGCCTGTTTGCCGTCGGCGGGGAGCCAGTAGCCGGCGGCGTTGAGGGCGGTGGAGATGGTGTCGAGGAGGACGGCGCGGGGGTCAGCGTCCTGAGCGGCCGTCTGCGGGCCTGGCGTCGCGCCGACGTCGCGGACTGCCTTCTCGCCTCGTTCGGCCGCCTCGCGGGCGCTCAGGCCCCCTGGCGGGGTCGAGTTGGGGTTCACGCTGCCTCCCCTTGCGTCTCGGCGGGGATCAGTCCCCGCTTCCGGGCCACACGGACCGCTGCTGGCCGGCGATCGCTTCGTTCCATCCAGGCGACGTCCAGTCGGCGGTACGCCTCGGAGAGTCGAGCGGCGACCTGCTCGCGGGTTGTTCCGAGCCGCTGGGCCACAACGGTGAGGGTGGAGCCGTCGGCGGCTGCGGTGAGGACTTCGGCTTGGCGGCGGGTCAGAGGCTGTCGTGCGGGTCCACTCATCACAGGCTCCTGATGACGTTGACGACGCGGCGGTGGGGTATCTGGGGCCGGGTGCAGGGCCGGCCGTGGTCGGTGGGTACGGACCGGGCCCAGCGGCGGGGCTGGCGGTGGGTGCCGGCTTTGGCGTCGGCTTCGTGTTCCCAGCCGTCGGGCCAGAGGGGTGGCTGTTCGACGATCACGGCAGTCCTTCCTGAGCTGGGTGGGGCGCGCCGCGGGTAGCGCGCCCCAGGGTTTGTCAGGGGTTTGTGGGTGGTCAGGTGGTGGTCGGCCCGGTGGTGTGCGCGTCGATGGCGGCGCGGATGGCGCTGGCGAAGTTGCTGTAGCTGATGTCGGAGCCCTCCCAGTCGGCGAGGACGGCGCGGACGGCGTCGAGGGCGGCCTCGGCCCGCTCGGCACGCTGCTGCTGCTCCAGTGCCTGGCGCTTCCATGGGTCGCGGTTGGCGACGTGGCGGAGGACGCCTTCGCCAAGGGCTTGGGCTCGGTCCCGGGCGCTGTTCCAGCAGAACCTGTAGCGGTCCCTCTCGGCCTCGGCCCGCTCGGCGCGGAGGTTCTGCGTGGCGGCTTCGGCAGCCCACGTGTCCCGGGCAGCTTCGGCGCCTCGGTAGCGGTCGGCGAGGTGGTCGACGGCCCGCTCGGCCTTCTCGGCGCGGGTGACGGCGTCGGTGGCTTCCTGCTGGGCGGCGAGGAGCTGTTCGCGGGTCCAGGCGAGGTCGTCGTCGACGGTGTGCCGGGTCTGAGTGGGCTCGGGCTGGGTCATCGCCGTCCGGCCTTCCAGCAGTCGGGGCACAGGTCGCGACCGCCGGCGCGCTGCCGCCAGGCCCGGTTGAGGCGGCGGACGTCGGCGATGGTGTGGGCGTCGGGGTGGGTGGCGGTGTTGGTGCAGCCGGGGGTGGAGCAGTGGATGGTGGGCGTGGGCTGAGTCATCGGTTGGCCTTCCGGGCGAGGGCCCGCTCACAGGCCGCGCAGGTGACGGGGGTGGTGTCGGGCAGCCACTGGTGAGGTGCCTTGGGGTCGAGCCAGATGAGGCAGGCGGTGTTGTGGCCGCCGGCGAGGATGGAGCGGGCGGCGTGGACGGGGTCTGTTCCGGCGTGCTTGGCGCGGAGCGGGTGGGCGGGGGTGGTCACTGGGCTTCTCCGTTCAGGGCGCGGGCCACCGCGAGGGCCCAGGGGTTGATGACGCCTTCGTCGTCGCCATCGGCCTGGTCGTCGAGGAGGTCGGCGAGAGCCGTGCCGACGCCGGGGTGCATGAGAGCGATGTACGTGGCGTTGGCGCTGGGGTTGGCTTGGAGGGGCCAGACCTCGGCCATCTCCTCACGGCCGGCGGTCTCGACGTTGTCCCACTGGTTCACATGCCAGGGCGCGGGGCTGGTCGTGCTGGTGTAATCGCGCAGCTTCTCGGCGGCGGCCCGGAGTTCGTCGGCGGGGCTGGGCTGGGTCATCGGGTTTCGTCCTCCACGACGGCGCGGGTGGTGGTCTCGCAGATGATCCGCATGGGCCTGGTGCCGACCTTCGCGCGGAGGCGCGTGCGCTGCTGTCGGGTGGCGACGAGGGTGTCGAAGATGGCGGTGATCTGGGTCCACCCGTCGGTGGAGTGGACCTCGACGGCGTAGCCGGTGGTGGGCGGGTGGGCTTCGGTGGCCGGCTGGTTGTCGTCCAGCCCGGCAGCGGGGGCGGCTTCGGAGTAGTCGGGTGCGATGCCGAGAATCGCGGCCGGGTCCATCGGGGGCTGCTTCGGCCGGTTCGGGTTGGTGAGGCAGGTGTCCGGATCGATGCCGTCGCAGTTGCCGCAGCAGTGCGCGGTGTCCTTTGAGGCGGCTTTGGGGTCGGCCTCGCTGTCCATGGCTGCCTCAAAGACACCCGGGTCCGGCTGCTGTCCGCTGGCCTGGTGGGCGGCGTCCTGGATCCCGGCGGAGAGCATGAACTGCAGCAGCAACGGGCCGAGGGTCTCGCCTCCCGCACTGCCTTCCTGAGCGAGCCAGCAGTCGGTGTAGCCGCGCATGGTGAACTCGCCGCCCTTCCAGCCCGTGAAGGTGGTTCCGAGGGCGCTGCGGGCGTCGGCCAGCATGTCGGCGACGCTCACGTTGGTGGCGGGCTCGAAAGCCAGCTCTTCGTAGTAGCCGCGGTAGGAGTGCGGGTTGGTGAAGCCGTGCGGGAGGACGAGGGTGGGGTCGGCCGCGTCGAGGGTGGTGATGAGTTCGTCGAGGGTCACGTGGTGGCTCCTTGGGTGGGCCGGGCCGTGGTGTGCGGCCCGGCAGCAGGGCGGGGGGTCAGGCGGCGGGCTGGAGCGCGTCGAGAAGCGGCTCCCACGTGGCACGCATGGTCTGAGCGCACTCGGTCAGCCACGCGTGGATAGCCGACTCGTCGACTTCGGTAACGGGCATCTCCACCGAGCACAGCCACGCTTTGCGCTGGAGGACGAAGAACAGCAGCAGCGTCTCTTCGCCCTCCCACTCGTAGTGGCCGGGCTTGCGCCAGTCCCAGCGGATGAGCAGGTTCTGGTCCCGGTCTCCGCGGTAGAAGAGCGTCTCCTCGGTGAAGTCCGTCCACGAGGCGAACAGCGTGTGCTGGCCGCTCTTGAAGTAGTTGCCTTCCTGGCAGTAGTACGGGTGGTCGATCTCCCAGAGGTGGGCCATGGGTGTTGCTCCTTCGGTGGGTAGGGTCGAGGTGTCCAGACCGCCCCGCTTGGTTGCGACGAGCGGGGCGGTCTGCGGCATGTCAGGCGCCGGGTCGGGTGGGCACCGCGGCGTAGTCGAAGGTCTCGGCGTGGGCGGGTGCCGGCTCGAAGCGGGCCATGGGGTGCGGCTCGTCAGCCTGCTGCGGCCACAGGGACACCCGCAGCGGCCCGAAGTAGTTGTGCGCCAGGCGGGTTTCCTGGGCGATGTCGATGGCGATGGCCTCGGTGGGGGCGTTGCGGCGGGCCGGGGCCCATCCGCCGCTGAGGGCACGACGGTCGGGGGCGGTGTCGTCGTTGCGTTCGACGAGGTAGGTGTACATGGCGATGATCACGGGGTTCTCCTGGGTGTGGTGGCGGTCAGCGGGCGGGGGTGATGGTCCAACCGGACGAGGCGAGGTAGAGGGCGGCGCGTTCGGCGCGGGCGTGGCCGGTTTCGCCGAGGCGGTCGGCGTCGTCGAGGGCGGCCTCGATGTCGGCGACGGCGGCGGCGGGGATGGCGAGCTGTCCGGGGACGGGGGTGACGGGCGGCTGGTCGAGGAGGGCGCGGGTGGCGGCCAGCCGCCGGGCCGGCGTCACGCGGCGCCTCGGCGGCGGCGGTCGGTGCCGGTCATGGCGACGACGGTGGTGTCCTCCGACAGCCGGGACACGATCCGCTCGCCGAGGGCGGTGGTGAGGTCCGGACCGAGCGGACGGCCCTGCTCGTCGAGGACGGCACGAGCGGGAAGGTTCGAGGTGTAGATGGTCGGTCGGCAGGCGTTGTACCGCTCGTTGACCAGCCGGTAGGTGACCTCCTCGGTCCACTCGGTGGCCTTGGCGGAGCCGAGGTCGTCGAGGAGGAGGAGCGGGACGCGGGCGAGGCGGCGGCGTAGGGGAGGGCGTGGCGGTTCATGCGGGCCGCCCGGTGGTGAGGAGGAGGTGGGTGCGGGCGGCGGCCTCGGTGATGGTGTCGGCGCCGAGGGGCTGCGGGTCGGGGACGTGGTCGGCGCGGCCAAGTCCCCAGTCGATGCCGGCCCGCTCGGTCCATCCGATAACGAGCTGCTCGCCCGGGTCGGCGTCGAGGGTGCGCATCGTGGTGGGGGTGAGGTTGATGACGATGGCGGACTCGTGGCAGTCGGTCACCTTGTGGCCGCGGGCCTCGATGGCGGTGGTGAGGGCCTGGACCCAGGTGTCGGGCATCTCGTCGGTGATGGGCAGGTCGGTCATGGTGTGGCTCCTTCGGTGGGTAGGGTCGAGGTGTCCAGACCGCCCCGCACTTCGACCGCGGGGCGTTCTGCGGCATGTCAGGCCGTGGGCGAAGCGGGCGGGAAGACCTCGTCCAGCACGGCACGGATCTCGTCCGCGTCCCGCTGCGTCAGCTCCACCGTCCGCAGGTTCCGGGACCGGCCGAGGTACTTGGGACCCATCAGCCGGTAGCCGTGGCCGTGGTTCTCGTCGCGCATGGCGTTGATGCTGATCTGGTAGATCGGGAACTCGCGGTCGCTGGTAGCGGAGTCCAGGGTGATGGTGGCCTTGCGGGTGGGCTGGTCGGTCATGTCGGGTCTCCGGGGTGTGGGTTCCGTTGCAGCGTCGGGGCGAGGCGGCAACGGAACGGGCGGGTTCGTTGCCCGGTGGGGGCCGCCCGGGTGCGGGGGCGGCCCCAGAGGGACGGGCAGGATCAGGTGGCGCGGAGGGCTTCAAGGAGCGTGGCCCGGTTGGCGGCCTGCTGTGCGGGCGAGGTCGGCATGCGGTCGGGCCGGTAGTCGCGGACCTGCCCGGTGGGGACTTCCTCGGCGTACAGGCGGTCGATGGCGGCGAGGGCGCGGCGGTTCTCGTTGGCGGTGCTGCGGCCGCAGTTGAGGCGGTGGGCGATGGAGGCGTCGGTGTGGCCGTCGCGGACGAGGGCGGCGATGTCGGGGCGGATCTTCACGCGGCCGTCTCCTCGGCTACGAGGTAGCGCCGGGCGTGGACCTGGTCGGGGAGCGGGATGCCTTCGGTGTGGCAGGGGGTGCCGGGGGCGACCTGGCAGTGGGGGCAGACGGCGGTGGTCTCGGCCCAAGCGGAGCGGCGGGCGGGGTGGATGTCGGGGAGGGGGTGGCCGGTGGCCTTGACGCGGCAGGGCCGGTGCGGGGCGGCGTCGCAGTGGGGGCAGGCGACGGAGCGGGCGGGGTGCTGGCCGGCGCGCATGAAGTGGCGGAGTTCGGCGGGCATCGGTGCGTTGCGGCGGATGGTCACTGGTCCTCCTTCTGGGTGGGCGGGGTGCAGCCGGTGCAGCCGCAGGTCTGGCCTTGGTCCATGAGCTCGGGGTGGTTGGTGGTGGTGAGCCACTGGCGGTACTCGTCGAGGGCTCGGGTCCAGTCGGCTGCGGTGTGCCGTGAGGGCGTCTGGCTGACGGGCGTGGCGTTGGTGGGCCAGGCGCCGGGCGGCCGGCCCGTGGGACGCCTGGGGGCGGGGATGACGGGCTGCTCGCGGCGGGCGCGTCCGGCCCGGAGCTGTTCCCGGAGGAAGCTGGACAGGTCGCCCTCGCGTCGCATGGCCGCGATGTCCTCGGGGGTGAAGTCGTCAGGCACCAGGTGCCTCCGGGAGGTCGAGGCATTCGCCGTCCGGAGGCCGCCAAACCGCGTCGAGGAGGCGGGCGATGATGCGTCGGGCGGTCTCCTCGACTGTGCCTTCGCCGTAGCCGGGGAAGGCCGCAGGGTTCTTGGCTCGGGCTTCACGGACGGCGAGGAGTGCCTCGACGTGGGGAACGATCCATCCCTCGGCGATCTCGATGCCGCTCTTGCCGCTGGCGTATCCCAGCTGGGCAATGGCGCAGACGACGTCTGCCATGCGCGCGTTGTCGCTCATGCGGCACCCCGCCGCCGGCTGGGTCCGTCCATCGGGACGATGCGGGTGATCTCCCGAAGCCGGTCCGCAATCCGCTCGCCGAGCTTCTCAATGAGGTCGGGCCCCTGCTTGACGCCCTTCTGGTCGCGCGAGTCGGCCGGCAGGTTGCTGGTGATGAGCGTCGGCAGCGACTCGTTGTACCGCTCGTTGAGGAGCCGGTAGGTGGCTTCCTCGGTGAACTCGCTGACCTTCTCGGTGCCGAGGTCATCGATCAGCAGGAGCGGGATCTTCTTGAGCCGCTTCACTTCGTACTCGGTGCCGCGCTCGCTGCCGCCGGGGCGCATCAGGGCGTACATGTCGGGCGCGGTGGTGGCGATGACTTCGTAGCGGTCGGGGCCGGCGTCGGCGATGCGCCGGAAGGCGCCGTAGGACTCGTGGGTCTTGCCGGTGCCGAACGTGCCGGTGAGGAGCAGGAAGCCGGCGCTGCGCGGGTCGGCGGCGACCTTGTCGGCCCACTGCTGGAGTGCGGGGTGGGTGCAGGTGGCGTGCTGGTAGCGGTACGGGGTGACTGCCGCCCATCGCTTGAGGTTCCATTCGGCGCGTCGGCGCCGGTGGTACTCGGGGTGGCCGGGCTCGTCTTCGGCGGGGGTGTTGTCGATGGGGCCGGGGTCGATCTGGTCGAGGCCGCGGGCTGCGAGTGCGCGCTGGAGGCGGTCGGTGATGTTGCCGCCGAACGCGGGGCTGGGTTCGGGCATGGTCAGAATCCGTTCGCGTAGACGGAGGTGTCGGCGGGCGGTTCGAAGGGCTTGTGGCGCTGGCTGCCGACGGCGTGGAGGCGGGGGCGCTCGGTGCCGGGGGCGGGGGTGGGCGGGAGTTCCCCCCAGCCCTTGAGGAAGTAGTTGGCCGACTCGACGGAGGTTCGAGAGGCGGCCTTCACGGCGTGGTCGACCATCGCGGGGACGCCGGACTTCTGGATGAGCGCGAGAACGGGGAACCAGCTGTTGCCCTTGAAGGGCCAGCGGACGTAGATGCCGGCTGCGGTGATGCCGTCGACGAGTGGGCGGGCGGCTTCTGGGATGCCGTGGCCGAGTGCGTCGGGCTGGCTCTCCTGCTTGCTAGCTAGAGGGGTAGTAGTTGAGGGGTTAAGAGGGGTAGGGGTCCCGGATTCCGGGACACTGACGTCCCGGATTTCCTGACACTGAGACGCGTCAGTGTCCGCATTTCCGGGACGCTGACCGTTCGCGTCAGTGTCAGGGATTCCGGGACTCTGAGGGGCTTCAGTGTCAGCGTTTTCGGGACGCTGAGGGGTGGTCTCAGTGTCAGGAAATCCCTGACACTGAGGGCCGGGGAACTTGGAAATCTGGTATTTGGCGGTGCCGTTCTTCTGGCCTGCCGTGAGCTTCGCCAGGACCCCCTTGGCGGTCAGCGACTTGAGGACGGCGTACAGCTGCGAACGGCTGAGTTTGGCGCCGCGGAGGACCTCGGGGCGCTCGACGCTGTTCCACGTCACGCGGGTCTCGTCGTTGGCGTCCTCGGCCAGGACGACGAGGAGGAGCTTCTCCCTGTGCGTCAGGGCCAGGGGTGCGCTGGTGAGCACCTCGACGATCAGACGGATTCCCACGGTGTCTTCTCTCGATCATGGCTGGCGGGTGGGTGGTCTAGGCGGCGGTCTGCTGCCGCTTGGCGGCCCGACGCTGCCTGGCCGCGTCTCGGGCGCCTGTGCGGCAGCGGAGGCAGCGGCAGCCCTTCGTGTAGCCGGAGCGGCCGTGGCTGGCGTTGCCGATGTCCAGGGGCGCGGTCTCGACGGAAGAGCTGGGTACGACCCAACCGTTCTTCGCCCAGGCCTGGACGGTGGAGAGGCTGAGGCCGATGCGTCTGCTGATCTCCGCCTGGGGGACGTCGCGGGCCTGGAGCCTGCGGCCGGCCTCGGCCTTCTCGGCGTCGGTGAGGTCGGCGTTGCCGCCGTTGACGACTCGCTCCACGGCGATCAGGTCGAGGCCGTCGGCGAAGGTGAGGGTGGTGGAGATGGCGATGTGCTCGCGCGCTCCGTGCCCCACCCGGATCCCGGGGATCATGCCGCCTCCCCGAGGTCGGATCGCCGCTGACTGGCGACGCGCCACACGGTGCGGGTACTGCATCCGACGATGTCGGCGACGGTGTCGGCGGGCAGGCCGCGCTTGACGAGGTGGACGATCTGCCCATGAGTTGTCTGCTGGGGCGCTGTGGGGTCGGCCGCGCGATAGCGGTCCCGACCGGTCTGTCCGGCCCAGGTTCCGACGCGCTGGTCCCGGGAGAAGCCCTCCTCCAGGAGCTGGGTGTGGGCCTCGCAGTCCAGCTTGACGGGGCAGGCGTGGCAGACCTTCCGGGCTTCTGCGACGTTCCCGCTGTCGGGAAAGAAGAGCTCGGGGTCTGTCTGGGCGCAGGAGGCCTGTTCCATCCAGTCGAAGTTGCGGGTCACTGTCCGGTCTCCTTCCGGTCGGGTGTGCGTGCGGGGAGGACCCAGAGGGCCTGGCAGGTGTGGAGGTCTCGTGCGGCTCGCCATCGGCGGAGGTCGTCGAGGATGCGGATGGCGGCGAGCTCTCGGAGGCAGTTGCGTTCCGGGCGGCGCCGGAAGTCCTGGAAGCTCATGCCGCCGGCCTCTGCTGGGTGCGTGTGCGGCGCTGCTCGGCTATCAGCAGGCCCTTGACGGACAATCGCCACAGGGCGATGGGGTGGCCGTGTGTGGCCGGCGACGTCGAGGGCACGTACTGGCCGGTGTGCTGCAGGATGCCGCCCTGCCGGAGGGCGTTGATCGCGGCGCCGAGGAAGCCGTGGCCCAACTCGGGCAGGACGTCTCGCAGCTGGTTGCAGCTGAACGTGTCGTGCTCGGCGCCGTAGACGAGGACGGCCTGCATGACGAGGAACTGGGACCAGCCGGACTGCTCGGAGATGCGGTCGAGGAGGATGTCCTTCTCCTCGGAGGCGAGCTGCTCGGCAACGGTGAGACGGCGGGCCATGACGATGTCCTTCCGGTCGAGGTTGGGGTTACTGCGCTGCCTTGAGCGCGAGTCCGCGCTCCTTGATGTAGGCGCCGAGGCTGGTGGGCTGGCCGGTCTCGGGGTGCATGAGCGGGGTGGCGAGGGCGCTGGCCGCTTCGATCTCGCGGTACAGGGCGAGGAGGCTGTCCGCAGTGGCGGTGGCGGAACTGGCGTGGTCGACCCAGGCGGTGGTGTCGATGTCCTTGGCGCCGGCGCGCAGCCAGTCGAGGTACGGCTTGGCGATGTCGCGGGCGCCGTCGGGCTTGTCGATCTCGCGGCCGTTGAACACGGGGCAGCGGGACTTGATGAACCGCATCGTGTTCGCCCGGTTCAGTTCGGCGGCGACCCCGAACTCGAACTCGATTCCCTGCCGCTGCTCGGCGAGCATCCCCTTGCTGACCGGGGTCTTGCTGCCGTTCTCCAGGACCATCTTGATCGAGGACCTCATGGTCGCGACCACGTGTCCGGGGTAGGACATGAGGGCTTCGACCATTTCGTCCTGGATCTCGCCGCCGTCCTTCCAGGCCGCGAACGTGTTGCCGCGGTACTTGCTGTCGGCGACCTGCGAGACCTGGTCGAGGGTGCCGTCCGCGCCCTTCCAGAAGTGGGTGAGGGAGTCGACCATGACGACCGGGTAGCCGGCCTGGACGGCGACGGCGAGCGCCTTGACGAGGCCGCGAGGGTTGTACCGGCGCATGGGGAGGACGTCGTAGGGGGCGCCGACCTCGTTGACGTAGAGGCCGGAGGCGCCACGTTCGGTGTCGACGACGGCGAACCGTTCCCCTTCGGCGAAGCCCGCGGCGGCGTGCAGTCCGGTCCACGTCTTGCCCGATCCGGAGGGCCCCTGGATGGAGAGCCGGGCGTAGTGGCCGTCCTTGCTGGCGGGCCGGAAGGTGGCCGGCCCGTCGTCGTACTCGTCGACGGCCGGGGCCTGCGGGGCCTGTGCTCGGCGGACGGGCGGGGGGAGCTGGCTCACGAGTTCTCCTCGATGTACTTGCGCTCGAACCAGGGCGGGAGCGAGACGTGCAGGGTGGTGAGGCTGTAGCCCGGCCACTCGCCTGTGGCCTGGCAGTCGCGGTAGATGTCGATGGCCTCGCGGTTCATCTCGTCGCCGATGACGCGGGCCGGGAAGTCGATCTCGACGACCTGCACCAGGTACGGCGGCTCCTTCTCCTGCATCACGAACTTGAAGGCGCCGTGCGGCGGGATGAGGCCGAGTTCGATGGCCACTCGCCGGTAGTGCGGGTCTTGCTGGAAGTAGCCGTGCTGGTAGATGGCCTTCTGGATGGCGTCGGGATGGACGGACCGGGCGCTCTTGTAGTCGACGATCTCCTCGTCGCGGAGCCAGTCGAAGCGAGTCCGGAGCCAGGTGCCGTGCTCGTCGGGCCAGAAGGCGGACTGCTCGGCGATCCCGCTGCCGGGGGTGAAGAGTTCGGAGGCTTCGGTGTGGCGGGCGAGGACTTCGGCCATGTCGTCGATCCGCTGCTTGGCCTCGGGCTTGAGGGGCACGTTGCCGGCGGCGCGGATCTCGGCGACCTTCGCCTTGGTCTCCTTGGTGTCCCAGCGGGCGGCGTCGACGACGATCAGTTCGGGCCCGTCGCCGAGGACGACGGTGTGGGCGGCGGTGCCGAACTCGTAGGCGGGCTTGTAGGGCTCGGGGTTGTCGAGGTGGTGCTTGAACCGGGCGGGGCAGTCGGTGAGGCGCCGGATGCCGGTGGAGGAGAGGCTGCCGCCGGGGACGGGGTCCTGGTGGTACAGCTCGGCGGGGATGTCGTACAGGCCGGGCTCGACCTCGCCCCCGGCGGCGGTCACTGGGTCACCTTCTTCTCGACGCAGTCCTCGCAGCGGACGCCCTTCGGGGTGCGGACGAACGGGCCAGCGGTGTCGCCGCACGGGCAGGTGATCATGCGGCCACCTCGCCGGGGTTCGCGACGGCGGTGAGGCGGGCGACGCCGTCGGGGTCGCCCTTGATGGCGACGACGGCGGCCACGTACTCGGGGAAGCCGAGAGCGAGCTTGTCGCGGTTGGCCGGGTCGGCCATGTCGATGGTCGTGATGAGCTGCTCGGTGAAGCCGCCGGCCTGGTAGCCGCCGCGGCCGTAGTGGAACAGGACGTGGTTCGCGACTTCCAGGGTGATGGCGTGGTCCATGAAGGGCTCCTGAGGGTGTGAGGAACCAGGCCCGCCCCGGAACGGGGGGATAGGGCGGGCCTGGTCGGCGCGGAGCTGGGGGCTCGACGCGCCGGTCTGGAGGGGGCTAGGCGGCGTAGTGCTCGGGGTGCACGATCCGCATGACCTTGCCGAAGGCCTCGTTGAACGTGTCGGTGCCGAGGCCAGCGAACTTCGACGACTGGGCCATGGCCGAGATGATGGCGAGCCCGTCGGTGGTGTCGCCCTGGTGGTAGGTGGCCGCGGCCTGGATGTCGGCGTCGGTGTACGTCGCCGGCAGCTGCGGCATGTGGCGCTCGGGGAGGGTGGCGCTGGCCTCGTAGCTGATGAGGAACCGCAGCTCGTCGAGGGAGGCAGCGACGGTTTCGTCGCCGCGGATGTCGTCGGCGGACCGGGTCCAGTCCGTGAAGCCAGCGATGAGGCGGGCCGTGTCCTCGGCGTGCTGCTGGTCGCGGCAGTAGGCGAGGGCGAGTCCGGAGTGGTGGGTGAGCCGCCACTCGGTCTGGCCGGGGATCTGGTACGCGAGGAGGCCCGGGGCGGGCTCGATGGCGTCGACGGTGGGGCGGGTGCTGATCACGGGTTCTCCTTGGTGGCTTGTGCGCCGGGCCGGCGGGTCGGTTCACCGCGGGGCCCGGCGAGCTAGGCGGCGGCGCGGGGGCCAGTGATGGGGAGGAGCATCTGCGCCTGGTAGCTGGCGGAGACTTCGGGGAACTTGTGGACGGCGACGAGGTGGTCGGTCATGTCCTCGGCGGCCCGGGAACCGAACGCGGCCACGCGGTGGTCGCAGTGGGGCGCCGGGCAGCGCAGGTAGGCACTCACGAGGGCTCCTTGGAGAGGTGGCGCCCGAGCGCGAGCAGGGCGAGGGATGCGGCGGTGATGGCGGCGAGCTGCAGCCAGACCCGGGTCATGCGGCGTCCTCCGGCCCCAGAACCCGTGTGGCCCACGTGTCGAGGTCTTCGATGTGGCCAGCGGCGAGCGAGGCGGCGTAGTCGGGGTCGACGACACGAAGGGCTCGGAGGAGCGGGCCGCCGACCGTCTGCCGGACCGGGGCGGGCGCGGCGTCCAGGTCGCACAGGAGGGCGGACACGATCGCCGTCTGCGGGGTCATGAGGCGGACTCGGCTGCGGCCAGCTCCGCGTTGGCCTCGTCCATGAACCGCTCGAAGCGCTCACGCGTGCAGCCGGGCTTCGGGCAAGGCCACGGGTCCACGACCATGAAGACGTTGTCGCTGATCGGGCCCATGACCAGGACGCCGTGCGGGCAGTACGTGCCCCGCTCGTTCGGCGTAGGCATTCCCGGGTTGTCGAAGTAGGTCACGACGCCACCGCCTGCCGGACGTAGAAGCTGCCGTCGGCACGCCGGATGATCATGTCGCCGAACCGGGCGACCACCCGGTCTGCATAGTTCGAGCCGATCCGCAGTCCGGTGACGGCGAGCTTCCCATCGACGGGCTCCCAGTAGGGCTTCGCGAAGACGCCGAGCTTGTCGAGCCAGTTGTCGAACCGGGTCAGGTTGTCGACGGTCAACGTGTGGGCAAGGAGCTCGCCGTCGCCGAGCGGACTGTCGTGGTCGATGTCGACGTGCTCAAGGCTGATGCCGCCGGCGTAGCCGTGGACGGACACGACAGGCTCTCCGCATCCGAGAGACCAGGCCGGGGTGCGGGTCGTGGTGACGAGCCTCTCGAAGAGGCTGGGCGTGTTGTCCTCGGGGCGCGTCAGCGGGTAGGCGACGACACGGGTGCCCACAGGGTGGACTGCGTTGAAGGTGTCGGCCAGCCGCTGGCCCTTGGCCTTGAGTGCTTCACGCTTGGCGTGGGAGCTCATGCCGACACCGCCCCGGTCTTGCGGGCCGCGCCGTACAGCTCGATGCCGTACCGGATGGCGTAGCAGGACCACAGGAAGGCCGGCGAGAACTCGGTCAGGCGCCACTCAGACCAGTCGTCGAAGGCGTAGGGGTAGTCGCCGGGCTTGGCGTCCTTCGGCCGGAAGGAGAAGTCGTGCAGCGCCCGGTTGGCTTCCTCGCGGTACTCCAGGTTGTACTCCGGCCACTCCCCGAAGAAGTGCTCCTGGACCGCCTCCCGCAGACCGGCCACCGGGGAGCCCTGCTCCCACTGCTGGACCGTGTCCTCGATCTCCTTCTTGAGGAGTTCCTCGGAGAACGCCTCGATCTGGTCCCGGCCGGCGGTGACCTTCTCCTGCCAGTAGCTGGGGTTGATCTCGCCGGGGAAGGACGTGCGACGGAACAGGTCGAACATGTCCTCAGTGGCGTCGATGCTGAACGTGAACGTCCAGCCGCCGCGGATGACGAGGTTGTACGGCCAGGTGATCAGGTCGTAGCCGTAGGAGCTGCCGTTGCCAGGGGTTCGGAAGCGGAGGTGGCGGTAGAGGCCGTCCTCGTGCAGGACGGTCACCTGGTGGCCGGCTGTGGCGCTCTTGAAGTAGTCGGCGGCCTCGGCGTACTTGTTGCTCATGCGGCCTTCCCAGGGGTCCAGTCGGGGTACGTGTCGGCGGTGGAGCAGCGGTCGCCGTGCTCGCAGGCGAGGCGGGCGAACGCGGCGTCGAGGGCGTCCATCTGGTGGGCCTGCTCGGCGAGACAGCCGGGGCGGAGAGCCGCCAGCAGTTCGGCGAGCGGTACGTCCAGGCGGGCGTTGTCGGCGGCGGTCATGCCGGCACCTCGGCATCGGTCCCGTAGCTGTGGCCGGGGCACCAGACGTGCGGCTGATCGGCCCACTCGTGGGGGTCGTGGTAGTCGCTGTAGCCGCACTGCCCACCCGTGGGTTCCGGCAGGTCGTCGCGTCGCGTCGGTTCCTGGCGGGCGTTCATGCCGCGCTCCCGGGGGTGACGGCGAGCTTGGGGTTGTACTTGGCGAGCGTCTTGTTCGCGCGGGCCAGTTCGGCGAGGGCGTACTCGCGGGCCTCGGCGTACTCCGGCTTCCGGCAGAGGCTGATGACGTAGGCCTGGTTCGTCGCCTTGATCTCGGCGTCCAGCACGTGCTCGGGGACCTGCCGGCCGATCATCACGGCCACCGCGTCGGGGACGGGCACCTGGGTGGAGGGGAGGGCGATCACCGGGCCACCTCCGTCCAGACGGTGGAGTCGAGGTGGCGCTCGTACACGAGGGCGTGCGGGCCCTCCGCGGCGGCGGCCTTCGTGATGGCCTTGCGGCTCGCTCCGGTACGGACGATCAGGGCGTTCGGGCCGTCGACGTCGACGAACGGGATCGCGACGCCATACTCGCGGCGGGCGGGGACGGGGACACTCGTGAGGTCGCGGGTGTTCACAGGGAGACCGCCTCGGTGCGCATGTCGAGGATCAGGCCGAGCTGCTTGTGCTCGAGGCGGTTGAGGCGGCCGATCGCCCTACGGCGGTCGGCGGCGGCCTCGGTGGCCGCGCGACAGCGGCCGCAGTGCTTCTCGTGGGCGGCCTGGGCGGCGTCCCGGTACTTGGAGGTGAGCCCGGCGCTAACCGGGTGGGAGTTAACGTTGCTGGACACGGGGTCCTCTTCTCTCTCGCAGGTGATTGCGGTGGAGGGGTGGATCTCGGAGGGCCGGTCGTCGGGTGTAGGAGCCCGGCGTCGGCCCGCATAGCCGCTAGGCGGCGAGGGGAGCGACGAGCGTCCTCGCGTGCTCGGCGCGGATCGACATGGGGCTGAAGGTGATCCGGCCGCCGTCGTTGTGGTGGAAGACCTGGCGCTTGTAGCACTTCTCCCGGAGGACCCGGGCGCTCCTGTACGGCAGGAGCTTCTCCTTGACGACGTACTCGGCGTCCCAGCGGATGAGGTCCGCCTTCTCGGCTGCCTCCACCGCGGCGAGGTCCGTGGTCGAGGCGGCTTCCACGCTGACAAGGTGCTTGGACTTGGCGGCTCGCGTGGCCTTCCGTGCCTTGTTCTGCACCGGCTGGGCGGTCACGTCTTCTCCTCCTGGGTGATGGCCGCGGGCTTCACCTGAAGCGCGTCGGCGATGGTTCGGACCCGGTGGTCCGCCGACCTGCGAATCTGCCCACGTTCCATGCGGGACAGGTATCCGCGGTCGAATCCGGTCAGCTGCTGGAGGGTGCGCAGGCTCATGTTCTGGGCCCTGCGTACCCGCCTTATCGCGGGTCCGTCTGGCGTCACACCCAGAATGTACGCACAGCCTCCCTACGTGCGCAAGCAAGCTGCCTACATTCAATGCATGGATTCTATGCGTGACACGCAGTGACAGGCCCGCTCGACGCATATGCCAGTGCGCCCCCTGCAACCGCCGGTGCTTGAAATGTCTACTTAAGTGCAGGTCAAGGCGTGGGATGTGGGCTTCGCGGTTGCATGGACTTAGGGCATCATGACCACATGGACCTGGACTGGACCCGCCTCGGAAAGGCACTGCGAGACGCTCGCAGGGCCGCCGCCGTCTCCCTGACGCAGGAAGAGATGGCGGAAGAGATCGGCGTCGGCCGCTCTGTCATCCAGCTCATCGAGGCCGGCAACGAGTACAAGAAGCCCACTCCCAGCATCCGCGCCTACGCGACCCGCGTCGGCTGGGCGGAGGGATCCGTTGAAGCCGTCCTCGCCGGAGGTGAGCCCACCTTCAAGGAGATTGCCGCGCCCGCGCCGGAAACTGGCCCTCCGGTCGACGCGGGGCTGCCGCTGCGGATCGTCCACGAACTCAAGGGCAAGGGTGACCTGCTCGACACCGCGGTCATCCCGCTTGGCGACGACGCCAGCATGGTCGTCGTCGTGAAAGGCAAGCCGGGGGCCAGTCTGGCGGAGATCGAGCGCAGTCTCGAAGCCTGGCGGAAGGCGCAGGGGCAGCTGCTCGAGATCGACTATCGGGACGAACCGGACCCCTCGTAGCAGGAGTTGAGATCGCTTTTTGCAATCCATCCACATGTGACTCAAAAGTGTGGTTGCATGACTGAGCGCTGACGTTGGGGGCCACCAATCGGACAAGTGGGGTGCCGATGTGTGTCCATGTCTTCTGCGTCGACGATCTGCCGCTCGGAGTATCGGTGTGGGTGGACTCCCGTGAGGCCCACACCCTCGTGTACGCCGACAGATCCCTCACCCATCAAGGCCGGCTCACCGACGCCGGTGCGACTGCCGTCAACCGCGCGCTCGGTGCCCGGCCCGGTAATCCGTCTCTCGCTACCGCCAAGCCCTGCCACTGAGTCAGTTTCGTGGTCCAGGATTGGATCAGGGGATCAAGCGAGGAGGCACCATGGCCTACGCGGAGAAGGTCTACAAGGTCCGCAACGGCAAGCAGACCAAGCAGTTCACCTGGAAGGCCGTCTACAAGAAGCCCGACGGGACCAAGGGGACCGCATCTGGATTCCCCACGAAGAAGACGGCCGAGGACTGGGGCAACGCCCAGGAGGCCGCGATTCGGACGGGCCGTTGGATCGACCCCAGCCTCATGCAGCGGACGTTCGGTTCCTGGGCCCGGGAATGGATGAAGGGGCAGGCGCCCCGAGGCACGACGACGGCCCGGCGCTGGGACCGCCTCGAAGCGGTCATCTTCCCCCGCTGGGGGAACGTGCCGATGTCCCAGATCACCTGGTACGAAGCAGAGTCGTGGGCCAACGCCCTGGCGATCGACGACGTCTCCGTCACCCACGCACTGTCCCTGATGTCGACGATCCTCAACGGCGCCGTGGATGCCAAGCACTTGCTGGTGAACCCGCTGGCCGGCCGGAGACGCCGACGAACCGCCGCGGCCAAGGAGGCGCTGCAGGCGAAGGAGGAGGCCAAGGGCAACCAGTACGCGCCGCCGGAGGTCGTTCTTCAGCTCGCACGCCGGGCCGGGCCTCTCGACGGCATGCACATCCTCACGGTCGCCTTCACGGGGCTGCGGTGGGGCGAGAGCATCGGCCTTCACCGCGACAACGCCCTGCTGACTCGCAGCGAGCACTACGACGGCGGCCTCTTCGAGTGCAAGGTGCTGCGGGTGGTCGAGGAGGTTGCCGAGTACCAGGAGCGCCTTCCTGACGGCAGCAAGGGCCCTCTTGTGCTCGCGCTGGAGCCGGTGAAGACGAGGGAGTCCAACCGGCGGATCGATGTGCCGCCTTTCCTAGAGGTGCTGCTGCACCAGCATCTCGAGAATGTGAAGACGCCGCAGCTCTTCATGACGCGGTCCGGCGCGTTCTGGAGGCGCGGCAACTTCGGGCGGCAGGTGATGAAGCCGGTAAGCGGTGGGAGGGCTGCGGCGCCGGCGGTTCGCGGGCACGCGCAGCGGGAGGGGTGGGAGCCGATCATGCCGGGCCTCACTATGAGGGCGATGCGGCATACGCACGACACATACCAGGCGCAGATCGGGGTGAAGCCGATCTTGGAGTTCGAGCAGGCCGGGCACAAGTACCCGGGCATCAAGGGCCGTTACCAGCACCCCACTCCGGAGATGCGGCGTGAGAGACTGGAAGGGCTGCAGGAGATCTACGAGCGCGCGATGCGGGCGCTCGGGTGGACGGAGATCTGGCCCCCGGCGGAGCCCAGCCCCCAGGATTCCCCTAAATGATCTCTGTGGTGGGCATGGTTGCAGGTCAGGGCCACGGTAACCCGGCTCTTACAAAGCAGATGTCGGCGGTTCGAAACCGTCCGCGCCCACCGTGTTGACCTCGCAGAAGGTCACCGTAGGCCCAGGTCAGAGCGTTGCTCGACCTGGGCCTTCTGGTTTTCTCCAGCGGCGCTCCCGGGATGGCCGTGTCGGATCCCACGCTCGTGGAGTGCTGGGTCTGTCGGACCTGGCGCCTACGCTGGAAGGCATGTCTGATACCCGCCTGCACAGAGAGGCCCCTGGCCCTGCCGCGCTCAATGACGCCATCCGTACCCTCTGGGTACGCGCCGGCGAGGAGCAGCGGCCACTGACGGCGGACGAGCAGCGGATCTATCAGGTACTCGTGGCCGCCTGGACCGAGGCGGTGCAGGTCAAGCAGGAGCTCGCGGCTTAA